TGCAGATTTTGGTCTGTACGGAACCCGGGGGTTTCGCGGCATCCCCGAAATGGGGTTGACCTGCGGTTTTGCTGATACCTTGTTGATTCCCGAAATGGGAGGAATGTCATGCCACCCCTACCTAAAGATCCTTCTGTGCGCGCTCGGCGCAATAAGTCGTCGACGCGGGCTACGTTGTCTGCGGATCATGATGTGGTCGCTCCTGAGTTGCCGGATGGTGTGGTGTGGCATCCGTTGACGGTGCGTTGGTGGAATGACATTTGGGCGTCGCCGATGGCCCCGGAGTACACCGATTCGGATATCAACGGGCTGTTTCGTGTGGCGATGTTGTACAACGATTTTTGGACCGCGGATACCGCGAAGGCGCGGGCGGAGGCTCAGGTTCGGCTAGAGAAAGCCGACACCGATTATGGGACGAATCCGTTGGCTCGCCGCCGGTTGGAATGGCAGATTGAGGCGACGGAGGATTCCAAGGCGAAGGGGTCGAAGCGGCGGAAGTCGGAGGCCGCGCCCGTGAGCCATCCTGATCCCGGTGACGATCCGCGCCTGAAGCTTGTGACGTAGCGGTTCGACCGAGGCAGCTTAGATGGCTGTACTTCAGGTGCCGGCCGTGGATTTGGCGTTCCCGACGCTGGGTCCGCAGGTGTGCGACTTCATTGAGGATCGGATGGTGTTCGGTCCTGGCTCGCTGTCGGGTCAGCCTGCACGTCTCGATGACGAGAAGCGCGCGCTGGTGTATCGGCTGTATGAGTTGTATCCGCGTGGGCACCGTTTGGCCGGCCGTCGGCGGTTCGAGCGGGCCGGTGTCGAACTCAGGAAGGGTGTAGCCAAGACCGAGTTCGCGGCGTGGATTTGCGGTGTGGAGTTGCATCCAGAGGCGCCGGTTCGGTGTGACGGTTTTGACGCCGCGGGGAATCCTGTGGGTCGGCCGGTGCGGTCGCCGGTGATTCCGATGATGGCGGTCACCGAGGAGCAGGTGTCGGAGCTGGCGTTCGGTGTGCTGAAGTACATCTTGGAGAACGGCCCCGATGTTGATCTGTTTGATATCAGCAAGGAGCGGATCGTCCGGTTGTCGCCTTCGGGTGGCGAGGATGGGTTCGCTGTTGCTGTGTCGAATGCTCCGGGGTCTCGCGATGGCGCGCGGACGACGTTTCAGCATTTCGATGAGCCGCACCGGTTGTTTATGCCGAGGCATCGTGACGCGCACGAGACGATGTTGCAGAACATGCCGAAGCGGCCGATGGAGGACCCGTGGACGTTGTACACGTCGACTGCTGGGCAGCCTGGTCAGGGCAGCATCGAAGAGGACGTGCTTGCTGAGGCGGAGTCGATCGCCAGGGGTGAGCGGCAGGACCCGTCGCTGTTCTTCTTTCGGCGCTGGGCCGGTGATGAGCATGATGATCTGTCCACCGTGGAGAAGCGTGTCGCCGCTGTCGCGGATGCCACTGGCCCTATTGGGGAGTGGGGGCCGGGGCAGTTTGAGCGGATCGCGAAGGACTACGACCGCACGGGTATTGACCGCGCTTACTGGGAGCGGGTCTATCTGAATCGGTGGCGTAAGTCTGGCTCTCAGGCGTTCGATATGACGCGCCTGGTGCAGTGCGATGAGACGGTGCCGGATGGAGCGTTCGTCACCGCTGGGTTTGACGGGTCGCGGTGGAGAGATGCGACGGCTGTCGTGGTCACTGAGATTGCGACGGGACGCCAGATGTTGTTGGGCTGTTGGGAGCGGCCCGAGAACGTCGAAGAGTGGGAAGTCCCTGAGCATGAGGTGACAGCGCTCGTTGTGGACATGATGTCGCGGTTTGAGGTGTGGCGCATGTACTGCGACCCGTGGGGCTGGGATTCTACGATCGCCGCGTGGGCGGGTCGTTTCCCGGATCGGGTTGTGGAGTGGGCGGTTGGCGGCGGCGGCAGTTTGAGGCGTGTGGCTGCTGCGACGCAGGGTTATGCCGATGCGTTGGCGACTGGCGACGCGGCGTTGGCTGCGAATGTGTGGCGGCCGAAGTTTGTTGAGCATATGGGTCATGCGGGGCGGCGTGAGCTGAAGCTGGTGGACGATACAGGCCAGCCGCTGTGGGTGATGCAGAAGCAGGATGGCCGTTTGGCCGACAAGTTTGATGCTGCGATGGCGGGGATGTTGTCGTGGGAGGCGTGTGTTGATGCGCGTCGTGATGGTGCGCGTCCGCGCCCGAAAGTGTTTGCGCCTAGACGGATCTACTAGTCGCCATAGAGACAGAGAGGGGGTCAGCTGTTGACTGCTTCAACGCCAGCGGAATGGCTCCCGGTATTGACGAAGCGTATCGACGACGGAATGTCGCGGGTGCGTTTGTTGGCGCGTTACTCCAATGGGGATGCTCCGCTGCCCGAGTTGACGAGGAACACGTCTGCGGCGTGGCGTTCGTTTCAGCGTGAGGCGCGCACCAACTGGGGTCTGATGGTGCGTGACTCTGTTGCTGACCGGATCATCCCGAATGGCATCACGGTTGGTGGTTCCGCCGATAGTGATTTGGCGTTACGTGCACGGCGCATCTGGCGGGATAACCGCATGGATTCCGTGTGTAAGCAGTGGGTCAAGTATGGGCTGGACTTCGGCGAGTCGTATTTGACGTGCTGGCGTCGTGATGATGGTACGGCGACGATCACAGCTGACTCTCCTGAAACGATGGTTGTCAGCGTTGACCCGCTGCAGCCGTGGCGGATCAGGTCCGCTATGCGGTGGTGGCGGGACCTCGATGCCGAGTCGGATTTTGCGATTGTGTGGTCGGGTGACGGGTGGCAAAAGTTCGCCCGTCCGTGCTTTGTGCAGTCGTCGTCCCGGCGCAGGCTGGTGACGCGAATCTCAGACTCGTGGGTTCCGGTTGGTGATGCTGTAGTGACCGGTTCGCCGCCGCCGGTGGTGGTGTACCAGAACCCTGATGGCATGGGCGAGGTGGAGCCTCACATTGACATCATCAACCGGATCAACCGTGCTGAGCTTCAGTTGTTGTCCACGATGGCGATCCAGGCTTTCCGTCAGCGTGCGTTGAAGTCGACGGAAAATGGGTTGCCGAAGGTCGATGAGAACGGCAACGCGATCGACTACGCCTCGATCTTTGAGGCCGCGCCGGGAGCGTTGTGGGAGTTGCCCCCTGGGGTTGATATCTGGGAATCGCAGCCGAACGACTTCACTCCGATGTTGTCGGCGATAAAGGAGCATATTCGACAGCTGTCGTCGGCGACCAAGACTCCGTTGCCGATGTTGATGCCGGACAGCGCGAACCAGTCAGCTGAGGGTGCGCACAACATTGAGAAGGGCTTCTTGTTCAAGTGTCAGGATCGGCTTTCGATAGCGAAGATCGGCCTGGAGGCCATCTTGGTCAAGGCGATGCAGCTTGAGGGCGAGGCCGTTGAGGACACAGTGGATGTGTCGTTCGAATCTCCAGATCGTGTGACGCTGGGGGAGAAGTATGCTGCCGCCTCTCTGGCTAAGGCGGCCGGCGAGTCGTGGGCGTCTATTCGGCGGAATATCCTGAACTACAACGCCGATCAGATCAAGCAGGACGATCTTGATAGGGCGCGTGAGCAGATAACTTTGTTCGCCGGCAACTCGGTGCAGCGTCCCCAGGAAGATGGATCACGCTGAGTATGCGGCTGCGACCGCTGAACTGAGGCGCAGACTGCTCGAATATGTGTCCGCAGCGTGGGCATCGGTAACGCTGTCTGACAGTGGACTGCGAGAGCTGACATCTTCGGTGGCACCGGTTGTCCAAGCGGCCCAAGAGTCGATGGCGGCCATGACTTCGGTGTACATCGCAGAAGTCACCCAGCAGTCACCGGTGCAGGCCGTCGAGGTTTCCGCGATTCGCGGTGTGCCGTCGGAGACGGTGTACGCGCGACCTGTGATCACAGCACGTACGGCACTGTCGGAAGGTAAGAGCGTCGCAGCGGCACTCCGGGCCGGTCAGCGTCGTATCGAGAACCTGGCGGGCACCGACCTGCAACTTGCAAAGACGCACCAGGCTAGGTCGTCGTTCGCCCGCAGCGGTGTCCAGTTCTACCGCCGCGTCTTGACCGGCAGCGAGAACTGCGCGCTGTGTGTCATCGCATCAACCATGCGGTACCGCAAAAACTCGTTGATGCCCATTCATCCGGGCTGTGATTGCGATATTGACGTGATCCCGCCGGGGATGGACTTCGACACGATCAGCACGGAGCTTCTCAACGAGACGCATGACCAGGTGAAGGCGTTCGCGAGTATCGCGGATCGCGGCGGACGCGCCGTTGACTACCGAAAGTTGATCGTCACTCGGGAGCACGGCGAGGTTGGGCCCGTCCTCGCATGGCGTGACCAGAAGTTCTCAGGCCCCAGAAGCATCCAGCGCTGACCCCGGCGGTCTGGATAACGCACACATGGCCCGTAACGGGGCATGTCACAAAGAAAACCCATCCGCAAAGGAAACAAACCCTCATGTCTGATGATGTGACAGCAGAAACGTCGGAACACAGCGCCGTAACGGAGCCAGTGGAACCGGCAGGCGACCAGGACGCAACCGCCACGGTTGAGGAGCCCACGCAAGCTCCGAAACCAACTGAGACGGTCGAGTTCTGGAAGAAAATGGCCCGCAAGAACGAGGCGCAAGCCAAGGAGAACTTCGCGGACGCCAAGAAGTGGCGGGAGTCGCAGGAAAAGATCGGCGATGACCCGCTGGCACGGATCGAAGAACTGGCACGAAAGTTCGAGACGGCTGAGCGTGAACGCATCCGAAGTGATGTGGCGCGCGAAACGAAAGTCGACCCGGAGTTCATTCATGGCGACACCGAGGAAGAGATGCGCGAATCCGCCGACCGGTGGAACGAATCCGTCAACAAGCGGATCGAAGAAGCGCTGAAGGCCAAAACGGCATCGTCGGCCGTGCCGACGTCGGAAGTCACATCAGACAAGAAGGTTGAAGGCCCGAAGCCTCTCACCCCGGCTGAGTACGCGGCGCTGCCGCCTGCCGAGCGAAAGAAGGCGCGCGAAGAGGGCCGACTTGACAGCTATCTACGTGGAGAACTCCACTAACACAGAAGGGAGCCAAAAATGGCTTTCAACAACTTCATTCCTGAACTCTGGTCGGACATGCTCCTGGAGGAGTGGACCGCCCAGACCGTTTTCGCCAACCTCGTCAACCGCGAGTACGAAGGCACTGCCAGCAAGGGCAACGTGGTGCACATCGCTGGCGTGGTGGCACCTACCGTCAAGGACTACAAGGCCGCTGGCCGGCAGACCTCGGCGGACGCCATTTCTGACACCGGCGTCGATCTGCTCATTGACCAGGAGAAGTCGATCGACTTCCTGGTCGATGACATCGACCGGGTTCAGGTCGCTGGCTCGCTGGAGGCCTACACCCGTGCTGGTGCCACGGCCCTGGCCACCGACACCGACAAGTTCATCGCCGATCTTCTGGTGGACAACGGGACCGCGCTGAGCGGTTCGGCACCTACGGACGCTGATGACGCGTTCGACCTGATCGCCAAGGCGCTCAAGGAGCTGACGAAGGCGAACGTCCCGAACGTGGGGCGTGTCGTTGTCGTGAACGCGGAGATGGCGTTCTGGCTGCGGTCGTCCGGGTCGAAGTTGACCAGTGCAGACACCTCCGGCGACGCTGCTGGTCTGCGCGCGGGCACCATCGGGAACCTCTTGGGCGCCCGGATCGTGGAGTCGAACAACCTGCGGGACACCGACGATGAGCAGTTCGTCGCGTTCCATCCGTCGGCGGCGGCGTATGTGTCGCAGATCGACACCGTTGAGGCTCTGCGGGATCAGGACAGCTTCTCTGACCGGATCCGTGCTCTGCATGTGTACGGCGGCAAGGTTGTCCGCCCCACTGGCGTGGTCGTCTTCAACAAGACGGGCAGCTAGTGCTCGCTACTGCCGATGATGTTGCCGCGGCGCTGGGGCTGTCCAGCGCCGCGGACCTCACTGATGAGCAGTCAGCCCGGGCCGGCGCGCTGCTGGAGCGTGTCAGTGATGCGTTCCAGCGCGCGTCGGGTCGAGTGTTCACCGATGGCGTCACCCGTGTGCGGGCGAACGTGGTCAACGGCAGGGTGTGGCTTCCCGGACTCGTGGTCGAGGTCCGCAGCGTTGAGGGTATCGACGGCGCTGCTGTGGATTTCACTCAGGATGGTGACTATGTGGACGTATCCGAGAATGGGCGCCCACTGGTAACCGGAACGGTCGTGGTGGTTGAGTACGTCGGCGGCGGCGCGCCGGAAGCCGTCACGGCGCTCGTCGCGTCTGTGGTTGCGCGACATCTGACGGTGCAGCCCGGTTCGGTGCAGTCGCAGGCCGTATCACTCACGGCTGGTCCGTTCACTCAGCGCAACGCAGAGTGGGTCTCAAGCACCTCATTGTTCACCGCCGATGAGCTTGCCGAGGTTCGCCGGTTCGCGCATCCCATCCCGACTATCACGGTGCATCGGCTGTGACGTTCCCCGTTTCGTTCACTGTGACGCACTACCCGCACGTGGGTGATGATTCGGATGGACTGGGGAACACGATCCCGGTGTTCGGGCCTGGTGTTCCGGTGGGTGCTATTCAGTTGGCGCCGCATGTTCAGGTGGTTGGCTCGGCGACGATGACCGAAACGGAAGTTGTCGATGTGGACCTGTATTTGCCGGTGGGTTCACCAGTGGCGGTGAAGGATCGTGTCGAGTTCGGCGCGGACGTGTTCGATGTTGTCGCGGTTCGGGATTGGACATTGGGGTTCCACGGCTGGGCGCCGGGTCTAGTTGCCGAGTTACGAAAGGCGGCTTAGCTGTGGCGAGTGGCCCTACAAAGAAGAATCCGCTGGCGAAGTTCGGTATCAGTCTCGACGACTTCGACAAGCTGCCCGAGGTGAATCAAGGCGTCAACGAGTTTATGGATGAGGTTGCCGCCGCGTGGAAGCAGAACTCTCCGGTGTCGTCGGGCGATTACCGCGATTCGGTTCAGGTGACGGAACGTTCCACGAACAAGGGCCGCGGCAAGGTGGGCGCGACCGATCCGCAGGCGCACCTTGTGGAGTTCGGGTCGGTGCACAACGACGAGTATGCGCCGGCCCAGAAGACGGCTAAGCAGTTCGGCGGCACCGCTTATGGCGATCGATAGCGCTCCGAGTATTCACCGCGTGCTGGTGGAGTGGCTTTCTCCGCTGGGGAAGGTTTCGACGCGCAGGGTGGCGAATGATCCGTTGCCGCACCGGGTTGTGCGTCGTGTTGACGGTGTGGATGCGCCTGAGGTTGCGCAGGATGTGGCGGTTGTGTCTGTGCACACGTTCGCCGCTGGTGATGCTGCCGCCGACGTGGAGGCCGGTTTGACGCATCAACGGATGGTTGAGCTGTCGTTGAATCCGTTGACGTTGATCACCCTTCCGGGGGGTGTGCTGGTGACGATTGATTATTGCCGGTCGTTGATGGCTCCGATTCCTGTTGAGTACAGCGACGATCCGCATGTTGTTCGGTACGTGGGCCGATACGAGGTCGGCCTGCCGTACCTGTCCTGAGTTTCAGCCCGAAAACAACCAAAGAAATAAAGCCCCTCGCCCGATTTCTGGGGCTTGGGTCTTTTTTGTTTCGCCGGAGTTCTTTTTGCAATCCGGTCCACATCATGATCGAGAGGAGCGTCCTATGACGCAGCCAATGACCGGCACCGATTGGAGCGCCGGCGGATTCACTGACATTCACAAGCCGTTCATTGAGCGTGGCGGTTTGCAGGCGGTGTTCATTCGTGACAACCGCGGCGCCGCGACGGACATGTCGCCGTTCGAGGATGATTGCGTGACGGTGAAGTGGTCGCCGTTCGCGCAGGACGGCAAGATTCGCGACGACCTTTTCATCCGCCGCAAGGTGAACGGCAAGTACGAGTACAACACCGACCCGAATGAGGGCTGGTGGCACATCGGCTGCAACCCTGAGGATGGCGGTGCGGAACGCACCCCGGATGTCATGTCTGACGATCTGATGGTGCTGCAGTCGAAGTTCCCGGTCGATTCTGAGGTGACGGAGAAGTCGTATTCGGTGCGGTTCGTGGCGCTCGGTACGGCCGATCCGCTGATTCACCGACTGGAGTCGGAACTTCCGTTGTGCGACAACGACGGTAATCCGCTGGTCGCGCTTCCCGGTACCCCTGACTACGGTGAGGGTCCGCTGCTGGACGCTGACTCGGCGGAGTACCAGCTGCTGCTGCTGTATGCGCGCCGCACCTCGGGCGGGTTCATTTACCGCGCTGAGGGTTATCCGGCGGTGAAGCTGGACGACCAGGCGTCCAAGCAGCGGTCGAAGACCGATCCTGATACGGCGGACCTGACGTACAAGGTGCTGCCGAACGAGTACTTCATGCGGCCCGATCCGGCTGGGACGATTGCCCTGGTTCCCGGCTACTTCTACGTGTGGATGGGTGGCCCCGGATGGGCTGAGCAGTACTCGGACGGCAGCTAGCCAGAAAAGCCCCTGCCGGGTGGGTGTTTGTGGCGCGCCGCATGGTGCGTCCGGGGCTGGCCCCCACCCGGCAGGCCCCTCTCCTCAGCCCCGTCTTTCAGCCCCGTGATTGCGTGAAAGGAAGCCCCAAATTCTCATGACTACTTCGAAGCCCACCAACAATGGCGCCGCGGCCCGTGAGCAGGCCACCGAGTTTGATTCCCCGTTCGCTGATCGTGTCCTTCGGTTCGACGACGGAACTACGATGTCGATCCCGCCTCACCCGAATCTTCGGATGCTCGACGATGACGCTCTGGAAGCTTACGAGGCGTACCTCGAAGAGATCGAAACTTACGACCGGGAACCTGACCTGTACATCCCGGAGCAGACAGTTAAGGACCGAGACGGCAACGAGATGGTGTTGCCGGCGGAGACCCGCCCCGGCGCGGTGAAAGGCCCCCCGTACTACAAGGACGGTAAGCGTGTGTCGCCGCCGCGTGAGGTGCGGATCGTTCAGGTCGTGTTGGGCATGGACTCCTACGAGGTGTTGCGGTCGAAGAAGATCAACGGGCGTCCCGCTGGTGCGCGTGATGTGTGGCGGGCGTGGACGGAGCAGGGTTTCTCGATCGCGGAGCGAGCTGAGTCCGACTCGAAAAGTGATGGAAGCCCAGTGGTTTTGGAGACTGTATCCGAGGCAGATAGCGAGTGATCTGCGGCGCTTCTTCGGGTTGAGTGTTGCGGATTGGCATCAGGGCAGGTTGTCCAGTTTGGAGTTGCTGGACCTGTTCGGGGTGCGGTTCGTGGACAACGCTGAGGAGCGCGTTCGGGAGTTGTATGTGGATTTCGCTCCTGTTGATGGTGCGGTGGCGCGGGCTGTTCGTGGTGGGCGTTGGTCTGAGCCGGAGTTGATCGCGGCGGAGACGTATAACGAGATCGCCAGGTTTCGAGCGTCGTTTCATGCGTCGAAGAGTCGTAAGGCTGTGTATGAGCCGTTTGCGTTTGAGGATCCGGTTGATCGGCTGGAGAAGGCGCGTGCGTCGGTTGAGGCGCATGAGTTGCAGCGTGAGGTTGAGGCCGATCTGTTCGGCTGGTGACGGGGAGGTGAGTGTCTGATGCCTATCTACGTGGACATTATTTCCCGTCTTGATGAGCGTGCTGCTGCGGTGGCGGCGAAGAACATTGAGCGTGAGATGGAGGCGGCTGGGGCGCGCGCGGGGTCGTCTGCTGGTCGTGCGATCGGTGAGAATGTGGGCCGGGAGGCTGCGGCTGCGGGGCGTAATGCTGGCGAGCAGTTGTCGCGTGAGGTTGATCGTGCGACGCGTCAGGCGGGTTCTCGTATTGTTGATGGTTTTTCGTCGCATGGTGTGTCGGCGGGCCGGGGGTTTGGTTCGTCGTTTGGTTCGTCTTTGGTGTCGTCGTTGCCTGTGGCGGGCCGGTTTTCGGCTGCACTGTCGGGGTATGAGGGTGCGGCGTCGAAGGCTGGCGCGTTGGCTGGTCGTGCGTTGGGCACGGCGTTCACGGTCGCCGCGACGGGCATTATCGGCGCCGCCGGTGTTGCCCTGTTCAAGGGGTTTGATCGGTACAAGTCTCTTGATGCGACATCGCATCGCCTTTCCGCGATGGGGAACAGCGCCGAGCAGGTCAAGACGATCATGTCGGATATCAACGAGGTCGTCGTTGGCACTCCGATTGCGTTGGACGAGGCGGCGAAGGCGGCTACTCAGTTCCTTGCTGGTGGGGTGAAGCAGGGTCGCCCGTTGCAGGCGGCGTTGACGGCGATTGCGGACGCGGCGGGTGCATCTGGGCAGAAGTTCGGCGACCTGGCCGTCATCTTCAACCAGGTGTTCAACAAGGGCAAGCTGCAGGCTGAAGAGATGTTGCAGCTCAATGAGCGTGGCATCAATGTTCAGGCGGCGTTGCAGAAAGAGTTCGGCCTGACGAGCGCTGAGATTCAGAAGATGTCGAAGGACGGCACGATTTCGTTCGGCATGCTTGTGCAGGCGATTGAGGGCCAGTTCGGTGGCATGTCGAAGAAGCTGGCCGACACTGTTGACGGCGCCTTGTCGAACATGAATGCCGCTGTGGGTCGTGTTGGGGCGAACTTCATTTCGGCGCTGTTCGGTGACCCTCTGGACACGACGGAGGGTCCTGGCGCGCTTGCCAAGTCGATCAACAATGTGACTAACAAGCTGAATGACCTGAACGCGTGGATCGTTGCCCACAAGGACGACATCAAACGTGTGTTTGAAGACGCGGTTGATGCTGCGCAGGACCTGTGGAACACGATCCGTAGGGTCCTGGACGTCCTTAGTGACATGGGCATCGGCGTCGGGACTGTCGCAGCGGCGTTCATTGCGTGGAAGTCCGTTGGCGTGCTGACGACGGTGGGGAACCTGGTTACCGCGTTGGCTGGCGCGAACAACCATCTGAGGCGCATGCCGGGTCTGGCTGCTGGTGCAGCGGGGGCGATCCTCGCTTTGGTGCCGGTGATCAACCAGGTGAACGATGCGATCAAGGACTCTCGGTTTGATAATCCGTACTACAGCGGGCCGGATGGGCAGCTGACGCCAGCGCAGTGGGAGCGGCAGGCTGCCGATAATCCCGAGGAGCTACGGCGTCGGCAGGCGTGGATTCGTACCTATCTTGCGCCAAAGCTTGGTCCTGACGAGATTCTGTTGGACCTGTTGGATGATCCGACGGCGTGGCAACGTGCGGGAGGTTTTACCGCGCCGTGGGGCGTCCCGGGTCGCCCGGACACGCCTGACTGGCAATCAACACGCACGGGCGGCGGCAACGGGCCTCACGGGCGCCCCGGTGGCAGTAGCGGCCCTGTGGGTGATGGCCCGTTGGCTGATCTGTTCCCGGGCGCGGTGGGGGCTGATGGTGGTAGTGGTTCTGGCCCGCAGCTGCCGGATGCGCCTGTGTTGCCGTATGACACGACGTTGCCGCCGGGGATTGCTGGTATGCCACCCGACGCGGCCGTGTTCTCCGCTGAGTCGTCGTATCTGGATGCGCGTCACAAACTGGCGGAGAAGCGTGCCCGCGCCGCCCAATTGGAGCAGTCCACCGAAGCCACCGAGCAGGACCGCCTCAAGGCCCGCAACGATGTGATCGAAGCTGAACGCGACCTTCAGGCCGCCGAGATGCGTATGAGTGATGCCCGCGCGAATCAGTACGAGAAGCTGACGAAGCAAACCGACAAGCATGTCAAGGATTTGGGGCAGATCGGTGCCGAGCTTGATCAGGATTTCGGTATCTCGAAGGGTTTGGCTGGGATCGCGGAGAACATCACGAAGTTCGTGGCGAATCTCGCTGCGGCACCGTTGTTGGGGCAGTTGCAGGCCATTTCGGCCTATAACCCGACCCAGGGTGGGCACGGGTTGATGGGTGTGCTCGGCGCGCAGGGTGTGTTCGGGCCGCAGTACCAGAACAACCAGTATGACCGGGGTTCCTACCCGTCCGCCGGTGCGACCGGTGTGTCCATGACGCCGATCGGTGCCTATCCCGGTGACGCGGCGCTACTCGCCAACGTTCCGGCGGGCCGGTACACACAAGAACAACGCGGCGACCTGACGCAGGGTTTGGCTGATTGTTCTAGCGCTGTTGAGGATCTGGTCAACTTGCTGGATGGCCGCCCGACGACCGGCGCGAGCATGTCGACCCACAATGCGGACGAGTGGTTGACTGCGCGTGGATTCGTCAAGGGCAGGGGCGGGCCGGGCGATTTCCGGGTCGGTTTCAACGCCAGCCACATGCAGGCGACGCTGCCTGGCGGCACCCCGTTCAACTGGGGCAGTGACGCGGCAGCGGCGCGGCGCGGTATTGGCGGCACGGGCGCCGACGATCCGGCGTTCACGTCGCATTACTACCGGCCGGTGACGTCGGTTCCTGGCGGGTCGGCGGCGGCGGGTGCTCCGGGGTTGTACAGCCCGCAGAACACCAACCCTGCGTTGAATAACCCGCCGGCTCCGGTGTCGTCGGGTGCGTGGGCGACGAATCCTGCCCCGCTGCCCACCACGGGCGGCGGTGGCGGCCCGATGGCCGCTGGCGCACCGCAAGGCCTGTTCACTGGCGGGCCGACGAACACCACCAACATCGGGGCGAACGTCGCACCGTATGCCGGGTCCGGTTCCGGTGGTATCGGCATGGACGGTGGTGGTGCGCTTGGCATGGCGGTGCAGGCCGGTGGTATGGCGCTGGACGCGATGGCCCCGGGTGCGGGTCAGGCCGCGCAGACTGGGGTGAAGCTGATCAACCGTGCCATCGAGTACGGCGGTCAAGTCGCCGCGATCGGCGCCCAAGGGTTGATGGAAACGTTCTTGCCTACGGGTGGTTCGGATTTGGCGAACAACAACTGGATCACCCGCATTGCGGGGGGGATTGCTGGTGCGGCCCCGGCGTTGCCGAACCTGGCCGGACAAGCATCCCAGCAGCGCAAGGACATCGACCCACAGGCCACAGGCCAGGGTCAAACCCAAGTCAACCAGGGTGGCGACACGAACATCACGGTCAACAACCAGCGCGCCACCGAAGACGGAACAGGCCGCGACATCGCGTATCACCTGCAAAACCAGTACGTCATGCCGGGAGGGTAAATGGCTAAGAAGCATTACCCCGCCACTGGTGTAACCCCGCACGGATGGTATGACCTCGCCAAGGGTGAAAAGCCGATGATGTGGCTCGACGCCTACGACGGGTCGATCACTTTCCACATGATGGGCGGGATGGCGGTCCCTGACCGGGTTGTAGCCCCGGAGATGGTGCACCTCACATCACTCAAGGGGTTGATCCCGCCGTGGAAGCACATCGACCAGAAGGGCGCCACCGAGGACGGAATCACCAATATTGATGCGCTCTACGACCCGATTGAGGTTGAGGTGGGGGTGGAATGCCGTGGCCGGTCGCCGAAGTGGACGCGCAGGGTCTACCGCGATCTGGTCGCGTCGATCGACGCGAAGCAGGAATCGACGTTGAACTTCCTCACCCACGACATGGGGCACTGGTGGGCGCCGGTCAGGTGGTTCCAGGGCGCGCCGCAAGCACCGCTGGAGATCGGCAAGCGGCAGCGTGAAAGTTTGCGCCTGCGGGCCGATTCGGGGTTCTGGCGTACCTACGACTACACGGCGAGTTTCCAGTTCGAGTACGAGTCGATGACCGACACGTTCAACTATGACACGTCGGGCACGCAGGACCTCGGCGCGGACTGGCCGCTGTACTACGAGGGTGACGGCGGCGGGTACGTCTACGCCAATGGTGACCAGGCGAGGTGGCGGGACGACCCGGACGATCCGCTGACAACGGATACCCGCGAGGTGGTGTGCGGCCCGTACAAAGACTTCGACACCGACACCGACAATCAGGTTGTGTCGATGGTGCTCGGCGGGTTCCAAGAGTGGAGCCTGCCTGATAGTGGGGCGAACGACCTGTGGGCTCGCATGGGCCGCGACAGCAACGGAGACTGGGACGGTAATGGCATCCGCATGCGGGTGCAGGGCAACTGGATCAAGCTGTCGAGGTTCAACAACTTCTCGCAGACGGTGATGTTTCAGCGGCCGCTTCTGGTGGCCCCGCTGATTGGGGAGAAGTTCACCCTGGTTGCCGGGTATGAGGGCGATCCGCGCATGTTCAAAGTGTTGCGCAATGGGTTGCCGATCTTGTCGCACAAGGAAACCGGCACTGGTAGCGAGCTTGGCCCGGATTATCGGGGTATTGGGTTTGGTATGCAGGCCGGTGGCGCGTTGATCACGCAGGCGACACCAGCTCCGGTGCGGAAAGTGTCGGCTGGCGACAATGTGAATGTCACGCAGTCTGGGTTTGTGTCGATGGTCAATGTTGGTGACCAGCCGATGTATTGGGATGCGACCTTGTTTGGCCCGGGCACGTTCCGGTTGTATGACGGTCCCGGCGCGGATGAGTATGTGGAGTTTGGTCCGCTGCTGCCCAATCAGATTGTGTTCCTACGTACCGACCCGCGCTCACAGACGACGTTGGTGCAGGATTTGACGTCGGTGCCGCCGTCGCCGCAGGAGTTGAACATTTTCCAGCAGGCGGTGAAGTCGTTGTTGTCGTTCTTCTCGGAGCGGAACGCGTTCACCGACCAGATTGGGTCGCTGTTTGGGATTGTTCCCCCGCAGGGCAATTTCTATAAGTACCTGTCGGGCCGGTTCAGTGAGAACGCGGCGATCCCCGCGAAGTCACCTGGCGAACCGGCGCAGCAGTTCTTTGTGAAGACAGAAATTGTTGGTGGCAACGCTGACTCGAAGGTGATTCTTTCGGGGACTCCGTTGCGCCGCTACCCGATGTAGCCACTGGCCGATACCTCGGTGAGGGGTGAATTTGTGGCGCGCCTGTGAACCAGGAAAGGAGGGGATGACGGTTGTCGAAGTTTGAACGCGAAACAGCCGCATGGCAATCCGCCCTCCAGTCCGGCGACCCGAACAGGATCGCACGAACCGCGCGGGCGTTGACGGAACGCAAATCGAAGGTAGACACGTCGTTCCGGTTCACGGTGTGCGACAAGTTTTGGCAGCCGATGGGCGCTGTCGGTGGCGACCTGATCGAGGCGTCGGGTGCTGACCCGCGCAACGATGTTGAAACCGGCCGGATCGTCCTCAAAGGGAACAGCCCTCTCATCCCTTTGTTCATGGACTGCAAAAAGACGATGGTCGGTGTCATCGTCGAGACAGCCGGTTTGCGGTATGCGTTCTACACGAAGAACCACACCTACGAGTACCGCGACAGCGCATGGACCGGCACCGCTGAACTGCGCGGTATCCGCGACATCCTCAATTACTACGTGATTTGGCCGTCGTGGTGGCTGCCGATTCAGGCACAGCCGTTCTCGCACGCGATCTTCGTGTGGGCGCTGCAAACCGTCGTGGAGAACATGGTCGCAGAATGCGCTCTGCGGTTGCAGTCCGGGTGGCTGGAGTTCATCAACAACGGACTGTCGTTAAACCCGGATATCCGGGCATGGTTCGGCACCGTTCTGCAAGCCCTGTCGCGGGACGGGCTGTCGGTCCAGGCGTTCACCCGCATGCTGCGAACCCCGGTGTATGTGTCACGCACCAATCCACTGCTGGACACGTCGCCGATGGTGGCTCGCACAGTGCGGATGGAAACCGTTCAGGCCGTCATCAAGGACGTTACCCAGTCGTACGGTGTGGATACCCGCATGGATTTGTGGCTTCCAGGTGATCCGCAGCCTGACAGGTGGGCGAACCTGGACCAGCCTACCTACGTGTTTTCCACAGTGGACCGGTCGCAGATCACTGGTCCGACGAAAACCGTGCTCGATTCGGTGCTGCGCACCACGATTGACCTTGGCGGGTCGCTGGGGGACATCTTCAAACCTGTCATCAAGCAGGTTCCCGGCATGGACGGCGTGTTTTATGCGCCCGCGGTGGGTGTGGATTTCGAGCAGCCATACGCCTATTTCGTGGCCCCCGAGCCGGGTGAGGACACCGGCATCGATGCGTGCACGATCACTGACCACACACCTGAGGGTTGGCAGCACATTATTGGTGGCCGTAGCCCAAAGTGGTTGAACGACTTGATGAATGCCACCTTCGCATGGCTGATCGACTCGCTGATGATCGTTGTTGGATTCACCGGCATACCGTCCGATCTGCTGTCGGGGTTCCTGAACAACAGCTTCCTGGCGTTCCAGTTGATTCAGCATTACGACCGCCGTGACGAAGTTGGCCCGTACCATCCGGCGATCGAGCGGTTCTATCCGACAGCATCAGCGCCGTACAACATCGAAACGGTGTTCGCATTCATCAACGCCTTGTTTGATTCGCAGGGCAAGACGACGGCGACGGTGCAGTTCCGCAACGGTGCCCAGTATGCGTTGGGTCGGGACGTTTTTCGCGGCGGCCTGATGTCGCTGGTGTTCATGTCACGTACCCGAATGGTGACTGACTACATCGAAAACGTCATGTGGCGGGTTTCCCAGGATGAGCGGAAGGTGATCGCGCAGTTGGGGGATGGACGCAAGTCGGAGGCCCCGTTGGCGAAGCATCAGCGGTTCATCACGGGGATTTTTGAAACGTTGTCGGTCCTCACGCTGTCACCTCAGGGATAAGCAGCGGTCGTCCTTTCTTTCTGTAACTCGCCCAATGTGAATGGAGCGTGCCTTATGTCGTGGCCTTTGAATCCTGCTGGGACTCACTATTTGTTTGAGGGGATCGTGGAGATTCCTGTCGATCCTACGTCGGGTTCGGCGATCCTCCAGTTGCGTCCGCAGGGCGGTATCGGTGTTGGTGTGCCCGCGATTGAGAAGGGTGATCCGGGTGTGCCGGCCACGTTCGATACGACGGTGAATCTGACGGAGCTGGACCCGGACGATCCAACCCCGGCGGAGGCGTCGTTCACTGAGATCACGCCACCTGGAACATCCACGCCGGGTGTGTACCGGTTGAACCTGGCGCTGCACGCCGGCTCGAAGGGCGCGGATGGTGAGGCGGTGTGGGACCCGACGGATGTTGATCCGTCGCCGGTTGCGGGTCAGGTGCCGGTGGTGAATTCGACTGCTGATGGGTTTGTGTTGGCGGCGCAGCGTGTGGGGGACCGGTATGTTCCGGCGTCGATCAACAACACTGCGTCGGGTAACGCGAACTCGACTTTGGCTCAGGTGTCGATCCCGGCGCAGCCTTTTGATTGGCGGCCGCGTGTGCAGGGGTACACGGTGGTCACCGGTGAGGGTGCGGATGTTCGGGTTGATTTGGTGGCCCGGTTGAACGGTGAGACCGGCGGCAACGTGATCGGCCGGTGCCCCGGTGTGGCGCAATCGGAGCGGCTGACGCTTGTTTCGGGACCTGCGGCGGGCTCATCGGATGGGTTTGACCGTGTGGCGGCCGGTACACCGGCGACGATCTATTTCCGGTGTGAACGTCAGGCGGGGTCGGTGACGTACACGACTTCTGCCTCTACGTCGATGTTTTCGGTTGAGGTTTGGCCGCTGTCATGACGTCATCGTTTGATCCGTTGCCGGAGTGGGCGCATGCGGTGCCGTCTGAGCCGGGTATTCACCCGGAGCAGTCGGCGTTGCAGTGGCAGCGTCCGTTCACTGTTCAGCAGCTGCTTGAGATTGGTGAGCAGTTCATCGAGCAGTTTTTGGCGTGGGTGGTGCGCGCGGTCGCTGGGGTGTTCATCCCTGGTGAGGCGTCGTTCGACCAGTTGCGTGATTGGGCTTTGAACATCCCCATTCTCGGGGACATTATTGAAGCGATCACCGGCCTTGTGGGTGGTGGGATTGAGGAACTGACCCAGTTCTTCACGAACGTTCGAAACTTCTTCCAGTCGATCGACTTCAACGATCCGAGTTTCAACCCGCTTCAGGCTGCGGCGCAGTTGGTGAACATCATCCTTGCGCCGCTGCGCAATTTGTTGCCCAGTCTGTTGACGATCCTGCCGATCGGTGGCATATCAAACCAAGCACCGAACATTCTTCCTGCCCCGAAGTTTCCTGAGGGGTCGGTGGGGGATAACGCGGATTGGGTTGTGGACCCGTCGCATTCTCGCAGCGGGGATGGTACTGGCGCGGCGAAAGTTATTGCCGATGGCACGTTGAAGGCGCTGCGGTCGGGGCAGAATGCTGGCGATTTCTTCGCGGTGGGCGAAAGGCAGACAATCACTGCCCGGGTGTTTGTGTCGCATGAGGGGTATGTGGGCACGGGCGCGCCGATTCGGTTGCAGCTGGTGCCGTACATCGACGGCGTTGCACAGCCCCCTGTGGATTTGAACGCGTACGCCCCCCAGGACGCGAACTTGGCGTGGCCCGGTAAGGAGCTGTCGGGGGAGTATCGGGTTCCCGCTGGGGTGACTGGTGTGCAGACCCGGTTCGTGGTGACCGAAGACGCCACTGCGGGCACGTTCTGGTGGGATGACGCCGAGGTCAAGCAGACCGGCGTTATTCAGCAGTCGTGGGTCGAGGGTCTTCCGGAGATTCTGCAAACCTTGTTGGCCCGGGTGCAGTTGACGATTGACACGGTGGTGTCGGCGATCCGCGGCGGCGTGCAGACCGTTGAGAACACGCTGGAGGATTTGTTCGACGCTTTGCGCAACATCTCCCCGGAGTCAATCGCGGGCATGCTCGGCCCGGAGAATCTGCGGGAAACCATCGAGAACATCGTCAACAGCATTGTCAGTGGCCTGGTAGGCCTTCCGGGTATTGGTGCTGGCATCGCCGACCTGTTCAACGTGTTGCAGGAGATCGCCTCGCGCGCCAGCTTGGGGTTGTTCTCGTGGGACATCCTTGGCATCAGGACCAACAAGCCCGTCGATAGTGGTTTGTTGCCGTCGGAGCGGTCCAACTTCCCGCTGTCGAACGTCACGACGTGGCTGGAGGCCACGCAGAGCAATTCGCTCATCGGTGTTGACCTGATCGAAGAGTCGATGCCGCTGGGCGTGGTGTCGTGGATCGGCTACGGACTTTCAGGGATCACCGAGTTCTACGTCAACATCTGGAAGGTCGACTTGGCGTCGGGCGATTGGACGCTGGTGCACCATTCCCCGAACATCGTGGGGCTTTTGGGCGGCACGGCCGCCCCCGGGGAGTTCATCTCCTACGAGCTGGATGACCCGGTTCCCGTGGTGGCGTCTGAGGCGTACGCCTATGAGCTTGTCCCGGTGGGCGGTACGCATTATGTGCGTGGCCGCGTGGCGGACTTGCCGAATCATCCGACGTCGCAGATTGTGTCGCTGGCGGCCACCAGAAACAACACGTCGCCGGATAGCCCGCCGTCGTCGATTGCGAAGGCGTCGGTGACCCGCTCGGGCGATGTGCCGTGGGTGAGCATCGCCGTGGATACAGGTTCCGGCGGTGACCATCACGATCCGTTGAAGGTCTACCTTGGCACCGCGGCCACGGTGTTCCCGGTTCCGAACTGGGTGAACTACATCGACCCGGTTGCGGTGGGCGCCGGTGGTGGTGGTGCACAAGGCTGGGCCTTGGGCATCAACGGTCAGGCCGGTCAGCCCGGGAAGTTCAACGCCACCACATGGGTGCGCGGTGAGCATTTCGGCGACAACGCCATCATCACCCTCGACCCGGGCGCTGGCGGCGTGGGCGGTCCTGGTGACGGCGCGGCCGGCGGTAACACCACGTTGTCTATCTCAACCCCCGGGGGTGACACGTATTCCATTGTCGCCGAGGGCGGCGCGGCGGGCACCACTGAAGGGTTTTTGTCGAAACCTGTTGGCCGAGGCCCGGGCACGTTCACGTTCAACGAGCAGGACTATGTGGGCGGCGTTGACCAGAAGGTCATGGGCGGCCACGGTGCGCCCGCTGGTGGTGCCGGTAACGGCGGCAAGGGCTCGTTGGCGGCCTTTCAGTCCGGCGGCAATGGCGCTCCTGGTGGCGGCTGGGTGTTCTTCCGGCCCGACCCGCTGCCTGACCCTGACCCGGATTTGACGCCCCCGACGCCCCCCACGTTGGTGGAGCTGGTCGATTCAACTTTCAGCACTATCACGATTACGTGGTCTGGAGCAACAGACGTATGACAATCAAAGGGTATTTCGTTTACGCGAAAGAGAAGGACGCTTCGGGCGATTTCGTTCAGTTGAATCCCGACCCGGTGTTGCCGCCGTATGGGACAAACGGTTTGAAGTCGAACACCACGTACGAGTTCTATGTGAAGACGGTGGACAACGCTGGCTGGTTGTCGGACCCGTCGGATACCTACGAGTTCACCACTCCCGCGCACACTGCGGGTGATTTGTTGTCGCCGGAGGACCAGGCGATGGTGGATTTGATTGTGGAGGAGTCCCGCGCGGAGACCGGGCAGCCGGGGGTGATGTTGCAGATCACCGGTCCACGCGGGAACTATGCGAAGGCGTATGGCACCACCGTGGGCGGCACGGTTCGCCCGTTGACGTTGGATGACCACTTCCGCATGGGTTCATCCACGAAGATGTTCACCGCGATTGCGTTTTTCCAGGCCGTCGACAAAGGGTTGATCACGCTGGATGACACTCTGGAGCAGTACGTTCCGGGGATTCCGAACGGTACCGCGATCACGATGGGGCACATGCTGTCCATGCGGTCAGGTATCGCGGAGTATACGGCGGGTATCAACGCGCTCTGGATCACGCTGTTTCCGACGTGGCCATGGACGGGCGCGAAGGACTTCCTGGGCTCTATGAAAGGGCCGTCAAATTTCTATCCCGGCACCGACTACCTGTATACGAACTCCAACTTTGCGCTGATCGGGATGGTTCTAGAGATTGTTGACCCGGCCCATCGTCCGATCAAGCAGATCTTCAAAGAAGACATCATAGACCCTCTTGGGCTTACGGAAACGTCATGGCCGCCGATCGGTCCAGTTCCACCCCCAGCGTCGATCGCTGACACGTTCAACCCGAACTTCCTCGACGCTGCCGGGGCGCTGGCGACGAACATCAACGACTACACGAAGTTCGCGGAAGCGTTGCGGGACAACGCGATGGGCCTGTCGCCCGAGTCGTATGACGCGTGGCTGTCAACATTCTGGAAGCATCCCACGGGGTGGGACCCGTACGCGAACGGGTTCTACATTCCTTCCGAGTACTACTACGGGTACGGGATAGAGTCGTTCGGAACGTGGTTCGGGCATCCGGGACTTTTTTCGGGTGGCTGGTCGTCCACGATTTTCTTTGAGCGGGACTCGGGTGCGACATTCACGCTGCACGAGAACTCGAATACCTCCAACCCCCCGGCCGCGGGCTATACGCGAATTTGGGTGCGGGTGGCGGAGTATCTGTATCCCGGAACGATTACGAATGACCAGAACTGGCCGGTGCCGCCGGAGCCGGTGGATGTTGGGTTTGATGCCGTGTCGGGGGCTGGGGCTGGTGTCGGTAGCGCCACTGTGAACTTCAAGGCCTCCGAGGGTGCCACGGTGTTCGCGGTGGTGGCGTGGGACCGCGCGGGCTCAGCCCCGTCGGCCACGTATGGCGGCGCCGGCGGTGTACTTCTCGGGTCCGTTTCGCACAATGGCGATCCGGCGAATGGAGGATTGGCGATTTTCCGCATGGAGAACGCAGGCTCCGGCGTTGCTCGCCAGATGAAGGCCACCGGCCCGGGCTGGGTGAGTGCGTATGCCATTTCATTCAACGATGTTGTGTCCGTGGGAACCCCCACGTTCGCGCACGGCAACGGCACCGCGCACAGCCAGTCGGTGACGGTACCGAGCGGGGTGACGCTGCAGGCGTTCTCGGCCGGGGCCGGGGGGGTGTCGTCGCACAAGCTGACAACGATTCTGGGGGCGCGCTTGCGCGCGGAGCAGTCGGGGATCGCCCCGCCCCTGTGTGTCAACACAACCACGAGGACGGGAACGGTGAGCGCCACCTCGTCGCAGCCGAACAGGTGGGCTGGCATGGCGGTGAACTTGCAGATTGGGGGATAAGCGTGGCTGTTGGCTGGTGGGCTGAGTCCCACGTCTCATTCGGCGTCACCATCACCCCCGAGGTGGGATTCCGCTACGGCGGGCCGAAACAAGAGTTCGGCGTCACCCTCACCCCCGAGATCGGCATGTCCGCCGTGGCGCACAACCGTGCGAGTTTCGGTTTGTCGGTGCCGGTTTCGCTGGGAATGGCTGCGGCCAGCCACAGCAAGGCGTCGTTCGGTCTGGTGTTCGCGCCATATATCGCGATGCGTGGTCCGGCGGCGTTCGAGCCGGTGTTTCCGTCCGAGGATTTGTATCCGTCGGTGTCGCTGTTCCCGACGCCGCGCGCGCAGACCCCCGGTTTCGGGTTGTCGTTCACGCCGAGCCTGGGGTTCGAGGCCGCGCCGAAGTTTGCGCGGTCGTTCGGTATCGAACTGGACCCGCAGGTCGGCATGGGTACCGCACTCGGGTTCACGAAGGGCTTCGGGATCGAACTGTCCCCGCAGGTTGGAATGTCCGGCGCGGAGCGGTATTACCGCGAGTTCGAGCTGACATTGACCCCCGAAATCGGCATGGACGCCGTGGGCAACGACGGTGTTGACCCGGTGGCGTTCGACGCGGTAACCATGTCCCAGCAAACGACGTCGACGTTCTCGTTCAACCACACGGCCACCGCCGGAGCGTCGGTACTGGTGTCACTGGTCGTACAGGGCAACGACACGATCGCCTCCGTCACCTACGACGGATCAGCGATGACGCTTATCGGCAGCCAGGCTCTAAACAATAACGCTGGCAGTGGCTCCCAACACTTGTACGTCATTCATGGTGTTGCTGGCGGGTCCAAGCAGGTGACGGTCAACAAGCCCACCGGCTTCGGGTGGGTGGGCGCTGTCGCGGCCTCGTATCTGAACGCGACCACCACCGGCACTGTGCAGAAGTCATACGGAAACAGTGGTTCGGCAAGCCTGTCGGCGTCCGCGCCTGGAGACGGTGGCCGGGTAGTCGTTTCGTTCGCCAACATGGGGAACCGGACGTTTACACCCTCTGGCGGAACGAACCGATTCTCGGGTTCGGGCATGTTCCCGATCCTGACCATCAGCGACGCGACGACGGCCACGAACTTCACGGCGACAAGCTCGTCGGGCACATGGGCCGCCATGGCGGTCCCGCTCAATCCCGTATAACCCGAAAGGAAACAATCATGGGTATTCCCAACGCAACTCACAAGGCAGCGTCGGACGCTATCGCCGGTCTCGGTGACTGGATCAGTGTGCATACCGGAGCTGCTGGCACCACAGGGGCGAATGAAGCCACGGGTGGTGGATATGCGCGGGAGCAGACGTCGTGGACGTCGGGCTCCACGGGCACCAACACCGGCGATGAGGTTGAAATCTCCGTGGCGGCAGGCACCTACGTGGAGGGTGGCATCTGGTCGGCCAGCTCGTCGGGCACGTTCGTCGGTTCGGAAGCTTTCGACGATGGTGACGTGGAGGTGTCCGGTACGGGGGCGAGCATCTCCGTGACGCCCCGCATAGTCGCCTGAAATCCTGGATAGGGGAACTGTTTTGAACATCAAAACTGATCATCAGATCGTCGCGTTCGGCAACGATATGATGGGCTTGTTTGACCGTGACGGCACGTTGATTGTGCAGGCCGCCCGCGTGGTCGGCGGGTGGGAGGTCACCGCCGAGGGGCGGCCCCCGGCGACCGTGTTGGATCGGTCTTCGGCGATCACCGAAATGATCAACACCGCCCTCGCGGTGCTTCCGGGTGACGGTTATTCGTGCCTGGTGCCGAGGGGTTTGCGGGCGCAACCTTAGGAGGGGGTTTGGTATGGCTTATTCGAAGCAGTCGTGGGAGAACGTTCCCTCAACGAACACCCCGTTGTCGGCGGACCGTCTCAACCACATCGAGGACGGTATCGAAGGGGCGCATGAGGGGCTGGACGATAAGGCCGACCTCGCCCACGACCACGTTTTGGCCGATGTTACCGACGTCACCTCTACTGGCGCGGCCATTGCTGGCGCGGCGGATAACGATGCAGCCCTGGAGGCTTTGCAGCCGGAGTTGGACAACAAGATCCACGAGATCGTCGACTACTACGCGACCAACGAGTTGGATGTTCAGGTGGATGCTTCCGATGTGGTGTCGGGCACGCTGAGCATTAGTCGCATCCCCGTGGGTAGTAGTGGTTCCACGGTGTGTGTTGGTAATGATTCGCGCTTGTCGGACCAGCGGACACCCTTGGACAACTCGGTGACCCTGGCCAAGATTCAGGACGGTGCGATCACCAACGCGAAGATCAATACCGGCGCGGCGATTGCGAAATCGAAGCTGGCTTCGGATGTGCAAACCTCACTGGGTAAAGCGGATTCGTCGGTGCAGAAATCCGGCAGCGCGTCCGGGATGTGGATGGGCACCACCCTTCCTGGTACCGGCACGGCGGGTGTGTTGTACGTGGTGGTGCCGTGAAAGTTTGGAACGGCACGGCGTTCGTTGACCCCACTGCGTTCAAGGTGTGGAACGGGTCGGCGTTCGTCAACCCTGAGTTGTACACGTGGAACGGGACCAGCTTTGACAAGGTGTGGCCGTCGTTTGAACCGTTCAGCATTTCCAGCGAAGACCCCGGCTACGAGGATATCTACGACGAACCGGTACCCGAGGGCGCATCCGGTTGCTGGGTCACCCTTGGCGGCGCGGGCGGCGGTGGCGGGTCGGGGCGCAGAGCCAACTCCGGCTACCGCTACGGCGGCGGCGGTGGTGGTGGCGGCGGCTACATCGACCGCGTCTGGATTCCACGCGCGTCGCTCGGCTCGACGTATACCCTCGTCCGGGGCCTCGGTGGCGCCGGTGGAGCGCGGGCGGCGGGATCGTCCAACGGCAATGACGGCGCTCCCGGCGGCTCGACTGTGTTCTCGTCCGGCAGCGTTTCCCTGACGGCTAGCGGAGGGGCAGCAGGCGCGAGGGGCACTAACTCGTCGTCCAGCGGAAGCGGCGGGGCCGGCGGTACAACCAGCATCTCCGGCATATCCGCAACAGGCTATACAGGTGGCAAAGGCGGCAACGGCGGCAGTAACCCAACTAGCGGGCAGAGCCGTTCAAACGGTGCGGGCGCTGGCGGTCGGGGGGCTGGAGGCGTCCTGTCCAACGACAACAGCATCAGCGGCGGCAGCAACGGAACCAGCTCCGGCCCCGCGGGGAACGGCGGCGGGGGGACCGCCGGAGCCATAAACACGGGCGGATCAAACGCAGGCAGCGGCGGTGACGGCTACGTCCTGGTCGAGTGGGAATAACCCCGCTAACGGTTCGGGTCACCAGCAGCGCGGAGTTGATACACACGCTGCTTGGAAATCTTCAGGGCGCGGCCAATGTCATGCCACGTGATGCCGTGGACAGTCATCGCCTCGTAGACGAGGGCAGCCAGTTCGGCATCAAGCTCGGCGATAGTCGCTGCGCGTTTCTGCCGGTTGGCGATCATACGGTCGATGATTGTCACATCTAGGAGTGTATCTCAAAGAAACACTTGTGCACGTGGTCAAACGCGGTTAGACTCGCGTTCATCAACTTGAGACACCGCCCGGCGGGGCGATAGGCCTGAGAAACCAACCCCGCCGGACGGCCCACCCCCAACAGGAGGCCCACCAATGCTACGCACCACCACCGCGACTGTCTTCGCAATCGCCGCACTCGCCCTCGGAATACCCGCAGTCGCTGATGCTGCACCCGCCCACTGCGCGAATCACGGCACCGGCCACGGGCAGATCTACAAGCACGCCTGCGCTACCGGATCAGGCGGGCAGGGTGCGAAGTGGGTCCCGGTGAAGAACCCGGACGGCTCTATCAAGAAGGTCCTCAAGAACGGCAAGCTGAAGACCGTGTACGGCTGCGAGGCCCGCTGCGGCGGCGGCCGCCACCACGTCGAAACCACCGACACCTGGTGACCCGCCATGAAGATCCACGTTCAATCCCGCGGCCCCGCCGGCTGGAACGCAACAGTCCTCTTCACCACAGGAACCGTCCTGACTGTCGCTGACGACCAAGGTCGCAGGCACCTGATCGACACGTCCCGCGTCACGGTCAGGAGGCTGCCGTGACCAAGCCCACTGTGAAACGCATAGCCGGGGCTCTCGGAACCGGACTCCTCGGAGGCATCGCACTCACCAGTGTCCTGTCCTGGATGTTCGCCACAGGCAACCCCGCCATCGACTTCTTCATCGAACGCGACACCCTGTTCTACTTCTAAACCCACCCCAGAAAAAGCCCCGCCACCCACTTGGTGCGCGGGGGTTTTTCTATGCCCGAAAGGAACCCCGGACATGGACCGTCTCGGAATCATCCTGCTCAAACTGCTCGGACCACTCGCCGACAGGATCGCCGACCGCATCGCCGACAGGATCACCGAGAACCTGCCCGACCTGTCCGATTTGGACGACCAGATCGTCGCGAAACTCCCCGACCTGACCAACCTGCCAGCGCAAGTCATGGACATCATCGACGGCGCGCTGCGCTCCATCCCCGTCCTCGGCGGAATCCTCGGGAGCAAACGGTGACCACGAAAGATCAAGTCGCCCAAATCACCATCGCCGAAGCCAAGGCGCGCGGCTACACCCGCAGCGAATGCCTGGCGATCATGTCCACCTTCTACCAAGAGTCCGGCTGGAACGACACCATCTGGGATCCCACCCACACCACCTACGGCATTGCCCAGCAGGACGGCTCCTACCCACACCGCTTCGACGGTGCCGCAGCCCAAATCAAAGGCTTCTTCGACAAGCTCGACGTGTGGCGCGCCAAACCCGGTGCCAGCACCGATATATGGCTGAACATCTGCTGGATGCAGCAGGCCCCCAACTGGCCCAGCGCTGACTACTGGTACGCCAACGGCCGCCGCGCCTACCTCACCGAAATCAAGTCACGCATCGCCACCGTCACCCCATACCTCGACAAGTACTGGCCCGCCGATGGAGGTACCGCCGTGCCCGACGAACCACGCCCCGACTTCAACGAGTTTCCGATCTGGTCGAACAACAACAGCGCCCGCAGCGGCAAGCCCACCATGTTCCTGATCCACACCCAAGAAGGCGGCGGCGGGGACGCTGCCGCCGAGAACCTGGCGAAGTGGTTCCAGAACGGCAACGGCGTCTCGTACCACTACACGATCTCCCAAGCGTCCGATGGTGGTGTGACGGTGGTCGATTGCGTCGACACTGACCGCGCCGCCTGGTCTGTGGGCAACGCCAACAGCATCAGCATCAACCTGTGCTTCGCGGGGTCGCGAGCATCCTGGATGCGGGATCAGTGGATGAAGCAGTCCAACGCAATCGACGTCGCAGCATACCTCGCGGTGCAGGACGCGAAGAAGTACGGCTTCACCCCGCTCGTGGTGCCACCGCCGTATACGAATGGGCGACCTGGCATCTCGGACCACCGGTGGGTGACCGACGTGTTCAAGTGGGGCACTCACACCGACGTCGGAGACTGGTTCCCGTGGGACTACTTCGCCGAACGGGTCAACCACTGGGCCAACGGTGGCAAGACCGAGCCTGAACCGCCCAAGGTGAAACGCTTCCCGGACGACTGGAGTGACCGCGAAATCCTCGTCGAGATCCTGCGGCAACTGCGCGGATACAACCTCACTGGCTGGCCGCAGCTCGGCGGAAAAACCCTCGTGGACGCGGTAGCAGAACTGTTGGGCCACTGATGCGCATCGACGGCCAATACGTCGGCCTCGGACCAGGGGACAGATCCGACGAGATCCGCAAGATCAAAGCGTTCATGCGGCGCAAGTTCTCCTACGCCGCGACGCTGGCCGACACCGAGTTCTACGACGAGGCCATGACCGCGGTCGTCGCCGAGATGCAATCCCGGTACAACACGGCTGGGCACCTGCGCGACGGGCTCTACATCCCCGGGACTATCAACGCCGAAACCAAGTACGTCATGGGGTATCTATCCCGGCCCGTCATCGACACCCGGCCAGTCCTGTTCACCGTGTGCGGCACCGGCGTGCCCTGGTGGGTCGGCCCCGACGCCGACACCGCACGCGCCGTCGAAGACCAATACCTGTGGCAACCCATCGGATACCCCGCCGCATCGTTCCCGATGGGCCGATCCATCACCGCAGGAATCACCGAGGCGCACAACCAGGCCAACAGGTGGCGCGAACGCATCGAAACCCACGGGACCGCACTGGCGGGATATTCGCAAGGCGCGGTGGTCCTCTCGGAGCTGTGGATGAACCACATCGCACCGGAAGACGGCTCCCTGCGATGGATGAAACCCCATGTGCGTAAAGCGGTCACGTGGGGCAACCCGAACCGCGAACTCGGACACGTGTGGGCTGATCACGGCGGCTCCCCAATGGCCCCATCCAACACCCAGGGCGTGTCCTCCAACGGCATGCGCAACACCCCCGACTGGTGGCGCGACTACGCCCACCAAGGCGACCTGTATGCCTGCACCGAACCCGGCGACACACAAGAGGTCCGAAACGCCATCTGGCAGATCGTGCGCGACCTCGACCTGTTCACCGGCCCCGATTCACTGCTGGCCCAAGTGATCGAACTCGCGCAAGCCCCGCTGCCGGAAACGATCGCGATCACCCGGGCGATCCTCGACGCCGGCATGTTCTTCGCGAAACGCACCGGCCCGCACGTGGACTACAACCCCCAGCCCGCCATCGACTACCTACGCACATAGGAGGCACCCATGCTGACACGTTCATTCTGGATCGACGCCGCCGAGCGGGCCATACGCACATTCGCCCAAACCGCGATCGCCACCCTCGGCGCCGGGGCAGTCGACCTGATGACCACCGACTGGATATCGGTGCTGTCCGTGTCCGGCGGCGCGGCCGTCGTATCACTGCTGATGTCGATCGGCGCCGAACGCCGCGGAAACCACGGAACGGCGTCGGCCACTAGAGCGGTCACCGCCGCATGATCTGGGAATCGGTGCGCGAAGCGGTGAACGCGGCGTACCAGCCTGACGACGGTATCGACCTGATAGGACTGCTCATCATCGGACTGCCCTCCACCATCGCCGCCATCGGAACAGGGATCGTCGGCGTACTCACCGTTCGGGGACAGCGCAAAGGCCGGGAGCGCGCACGCCAGATCGACGCGAAAACCTATGAGATTCACGAGCAGACCGTCAACACCCACGACACCAACATGCGTGACGACCTCGACGAGATACGCGATCTGGTGCGCGACGGCTTCAAACAGGTCCAACGCGACATCAGCGGACTGCGGGAGGAGCTGCGAACCGAACGACTGGAACGAATCGAAGGCGACAAACGCCGCGACCGGTAACCACCAGGAAAGAAGGGCGCACGAATGTCACTACTGGCCGATCTCGCGGGCCTGCAACCCCGCACATGCCCCGCATGCGACTGGGCGGGCGCCCGGTCGAAACAGGAACGCGCAGAGATAAACACGGCGGTGGAGTCCGCCAAACGCGGTGAGGTTCAGTTCACCGACGTGCTGCGAGTACTCATCAAACACGGCATGCCCGACATGAATCCGCAATCGTGGCGGCACCACGCGAGGAACCATCATGTCCCTGACTAGCGACCTACGTCAGGTCCGCATATCCGAGGGTGTGCGCAACAAGATTCTGATCCTCGACGTCGAACGGCTCCCCGGCATCACCGAACAGTACTGGTGGGACAGGGGCGACCTGAAGAACCGGTACGTGCAGTACGAGACGGTGACCCGAATGCCGCGCACCACGATCGTGTGCGCCAAGTGGTACCACGACGCCGAGGTCATTCAACTCGCGGAATGGGACAGTGGTGGCCGCAAACGGTTCCTGCGGCGCGTGCATAATCTGCTGTCGCAGGCTGACATTGTTGTCGGGCACTACATCGACGAGGCGGATGTGCCGTGGCTGAAAGGCGACCTGCACATCGAGGCTGGGTTGCCGCCGCTGCCGCCGTTCAAAACGGTGGACACGCTGAAGGTGTTGCGCCGTGAGTTCAAATCCGGGGCGCCGTTCAAAGGGTTGGATGCGTTCTGCCAGATCGTCGGGCTGTCTGCGAAAACTGATCGCTACGACCGGTTTGCGATGGAACGCGCCGTGACGGAGAAGAGCGCCGTGGACCGGGAACGTCTCATCGCCTACTGTGCTGGTGACGTCATTGCCACGCAGGGGTTGTACGACTTCCTGAGGCCGCACATCAAGAATCATCCGGCGCTGTTTGTGGACGGCGAGGACAAACTGACGGTGTGTAACCGGTGCGGCAGTGAAACCGTGTTGATTCCGCGCCGATATGTGGCGAACGTGCTGACCTACACGATGCGCCGCTGCACCAGCTGCGGCGCGCATTCGCGGTTGTCCATTGAGCCTGAGCGCATGAGCGTTGTGCGGGGGGTGTGACGTGAATATTCGTGTGTGTACGTTCCTCGATCACGGTGTGACGGTGGGATTCCTGTGGGACGCGATCAAGGCGTGGGTTCGTCGTGATGTCTGCTGATCCTGTTCGCGGCGCGATCCAAGCCAGCCTGGACGCGATGGGAGACGGTTGGCAGGTGGCCCACTATGTGGTGGTCGTCGGGTTGGAACGCATCGACGGCGACCGCATGGACTTGGGTGCTACGACTGTGATCACACCTATAGGTCAGGCGGGGTATGTCACCGATGGTTTGGTGAACCGTTATTGGGATGAGTCGTCTGATGAGTGATCCGCAGTTGGAGTTGTGGCGGTCGGTGTGGCTGGCGGTCGTGGCGGGGATGATCGTCGCGCTGCTGGTTTACGTCCTGGCTTAATCTTCGGATTGTGAAGGCAGCCGCACCCCTTGCACTCTCCAGTGGTTTATCAGGGCTCCACGCTCGGGAAACGCCAGATGCGATGACGTCCGATCTCGGACAGAGTTGTGTATTCGTTGACTCTGATGAGTAGGTCTTCGTCGGATTCCTGGCGCTCCCTGTACGCCCAACCCCCGCGTTTGCTGACGCCGGGTATAGGCGGGATGTTCGGATCGAACTCGACAACCCAATTGTTCTCACGAAGCATCCGGTAAAACGACCGGAGACGCTTCAGCTTGTAATCTTTCATGCCGTTGCCGCGTGTGGCGATGTATTCGCCATGATCCCTCAGGCGTTTATGCGGCGCGCACTGAGAAAGAGGCTCAGGCACCTTGAACGGGTATTCGCGGCGGATAACCTGCCGGTCGGTCAATTTACCTCCGTACGTGTGAACGTGCCATGAAACAGCCTGTGGTGTCACACCGTACATCCGGGCGATATCCGCCTCAGTCTCTCCCGCAGCTTTCAGAGCCTCAATCACTTCTAGCGAGAGGCGGGGGAGCTGTTCTCTGGTGGTTCTCATCGGTCCTCCCATCGCTTCGACTCCTTCGCGGTTAGGTACTCCTCGTGGGTGATCCCGTATTGCATCGCGGCCCTGCGCGCCTCGTACGGCCCAAGCTCGTCGATCATCTGCGGGATGGTCTCCAGCACCTCCGCCTTGGCGTACGCGGGGGTGAGCATATACTCGGTGATAGTCGTCATCCGGCCCCAATCGCTGTAACCGGTGACGCGGCGGCTCGTTACCACTCCCCGGCCCTCCAGCGTCTTCAACTGCCGACGGGCAGCGCTGATCGAGATATTTAGGTGCTCAGCCACCTGACGAGCTGAAGCGGTCCATAGGACCCTCAAGGCTTCAAAGGCTGCGGGAGTCTCCTCGTGGGTAGGCTCGCCGAGGATCTCCACCACATCTCGCATCCCGAAGGTGCCGTCTATGCCCTCCAGAACAAGTACATCGCGGACGTTCGCCGCGGTCTGAGACCGGACGACCCGATCCACCCGAGCCACGATGCGGCGGCGGCGATCGAACGGGTCGCGGACTTTCACCAGATCTCCGGCGCGGGGGGTCATCGCACGTCCTCCTCGTACCAGGCCAAGGCGACGGGATCGCCATCGTCGGCCCTGCGGCTGATCTCATCGACCAGGTCGTTGATCTTCCGCTGCCGGGAGACAGCGCGGGTCGAGCCCAGCTGGCACTTCACCCAGCGACCCGCGATCCGGGCCTCGTACTCGGCGATCAGATCCGAGGTGGTGATGGTGCTCATTTTGGAGTTCCTTTCTGTGTGCCTGATACGTCCAGAATACAGCACCCTCGTTACGAGTCAAGTGGTTCGTCGAAGAATCCCTGCCGAGTTTCAGATGCGGATCAGATCACCATCCCGGTTAGAGGTGTGGGTGTGTAGCAGCAGGGGGCTAGGGCACAGGGGTAGGTGTGGGGTGCAGACAGCCCACATGTCCGTGCTGTCACTGACAACACGGCTCCAGGTTTTCCCAGGTCGCTACAGGTCTAAAAAGGTCGGAACAGAACCACACGGGTGTTTTTTCGCAGGTAAACGCCCATTTCCCCACGATACGAAGGGGTTCGAATCCCCTTAGCTCCACGTTTGACCAGGGAAAACAGAATCTGACAGCACCGATGACATCACAACGGATAGAATCCGGGTATGGCATCAGTCCGTGAGCGGGTCCGCAAAGACGGAACCACCGCCTACCTGGTCTCCTACCGGTTCGGCGGCAGAGGAAGCGCACAAGGCGCACTCACCTTCGACAATCGCAAAGCAGCAGACGCCTTCGCCGCCGCCGTCGACGCCCACGGTGCTGCACGCGCCCTGGAGATGCACGGCATCAACCCCACACCGCGAGGAACCAAGTCCGAGCTGACCGTCGCCGAATGGATCCGGCACCACATCGACCACCTCACCGGCGTCGAGCAGTACACGATCGACAAATACGAGCAGTACCTCGCCAACGACATCAAACCCAACCTCGGCGACATCCCCTTGTCGAAGCTCTCCGAAGAGGACATCGCCCGCTGGGTGAAGGTCATGGAAACCACCGGCGGCCGCGACGGCAACGGGCACGCCCCGAAAACCCTCCGCAACAAATACGGGTTCCTATCGGGGGCACTGAACGCCGCCGTCCCCCGATACCTGTCCACCAACCCAGCGGCTGGCCGCCGCCTGCCCCGCGGGAACGCTGAGGACGACGACGAGATCCGCATGCTCACCCACGCCGAGTTCGACCGGCTCCGCGACGCGGTGACACCTCACTGGAAGCTGATGGTTCAGTTCATGGTGTCGACCGGTTTGCGGTGGGGTGAGGTATCGGCCCTGCAGCCTAAGCATGTGGATTTGGAGACGTCCACGATCAGGGTGCGGCAGGCGTGGAAGTACTCGTCGGCCGGGTATGTGTTGGGGCCGCCGAAGACGAAACGGTCCCGCCGCACGGTGGATGTGCCGGCCAGGCTGTTGGAGCGGCTGGACCTGTCGAACGAGTTTGTTTTCGTCAATACCGATGGTGGACCAGTCCGGTATCCGGGGTTTCTGCGCAGGGTGTGGAATCCGGCTGTGGAGAAGGCTGGTCTGGTTCCGCGGCCTACTCCGCACGATTTGCGGCACACGTACGCGTCGTGGCAGCTAACGGGCGGGACACCGGTGACGATTGTGTCTCGCCAGCTGGGTCATGAGTCGATTCAGATCACGGTGGACACGTACACGGATGTGGATCGGACGAGTTCGCGGGTGGCGGCGGAGTTTATGGACGGATTGTTGGGGGACTTTTAAGACCCAGATGCGCCCTACCAGGGGATCTAGATCCTGGTAGGGCGCCTTTTTGTGTTTTGCGGACCTCACTCGGTCATAGTCCAGGCTCCGCAGCCGCTTGTGCGGAACATGATGCGGTGGTCGCCGTTGATGGTGCCGGTCCACGACGCAACACCGTCGGGTTGGATGTTCGCGCGGACGGTGCCGGATGATGCTTCACCTTCGCGGAGTGTTTCGCCGCCGCGATACTCGGAGACGCTGACGATGGCCCAGGTGCAGCTGGGGGAGTCGGGTGGGATGGTGGCGGTGTAGGTGCCCCAGTCGTATCCGTCTGCGCCGCCCATGTTGTGGTAGCCGTCGCCGGGGATGGTCCGATACGGGTTCACGCGCGCTGTGGTGGTGGTTGACGTTGTGGCGGCTTGCGTTGTGGCGTCGTCGTCCTTGTCGCCACGGGCGGAGACGAGGGCGACAAGGACGAGGACGCCGAGCGCGGCGGCCATCACTTTTCCCAGCGAGACTGCGGCGTTGGTGTTGTTGTTCATGGATGTGTGCGCTTTCTGGTGAGGGGCTGGCAAACGTGACGCACTGTCGGTTATCTAATCGTGATATTCCCATTTGTGGGCTTCGTGTGTCGATCTTGGCAACGATCCGTTAGCGTCTACGCATCCGGTTGCGAGGGGTGGCCGGTGTTGTTCATTTCGGTAGGTGCAGCCCATGTTTGATGACGATCTCGATACTCTGCTGGCGCGGATTTTGAACGCGATGGATGAGTGCCCGCCAACAATGTGGTCGCTGAACCGGGCGCGCCTAGTCCTTGCGGCGTTGACGCGCCCGGACGCTCCTGGCGACGTGGGCGTGGATCGCAGGGCCTGTTTCGCTGGCCCTAGGCTGGCGCGGTTGCGGCGGTTCACCGGGCCTGGCGCCTAAGGCTTCCTCCTTGTCTTGATGCGTTTCGCGCGGTGTTCGCGTCGTCTGCGCAGTTTCCATGACATTTCGTACCTCCTGTAATCGTCGCCGGACTTCGGCGAGAAGTTCGTCATCTGAGTAGCGGCCTATCGCTGGCTCAGGTGGCGGCGGCGGAATATCTGACTGCTGAAATCCGGCTATCGCCAGGGCTTCGGTCACATCCCATTCGACGGCTCGGGCAGCGGCGGCCACGGTGGCTGCGGTTGTTCCGATTGGGATCAGTGTGCCTTTGTTGATCTGCCATCCCGTCTCCAACTGCTTCCACCGTCCTGCGCTGACGGCTGGTTTGTCGCCGCCTGGTGGCGTTGTGCGCCGCGATGCTTCGCGCTGAGATAGCCCAGCGCGTTCTCTGTGCCGCTTGAGTTCCGGCCCGAATGGCCAGTCCTCGCGGTGTTCCTTGTTCTCGTTCACGCCTACATGTTCGCGTGCAAACAGGTGCAAAGTCCACTGCTTGCACCGCGCCGATTCTTTGCAGTTACGCGCATGTAATTTTCGAACATCGCAGGTCAATGCGTTGTTGGCGCGAACTCATCGCGAACTGTTGCGGTTTGCACTTGTTCGCAGTACAGTTGGCGGCATGGTCAAACAGTCCTACGGGGTGTGGCAGGAACTCCGGGTCATCCGTGAGCGCACAGGTTGGTCATCCGCCGAGCTGTCCCGCGAAAGCGGAGTTTCCGCCCCTTACCTCTCCCAGCTTGAGAACGGTGACCGGTGGCCGAACGCCACCGTCACCAAGAAGCTCGCCGTCGCGCTCAAGGTTCCCGTCTCCGTATTGGAGCGGCCAGCAGAGCAGAAAAACCCCGCCGCATAAAAAGCCCTCACCTGTGTGCAGCAGGTGAGGGCAGAGACAACGAGGAGAAAGCTCGAATGTCTGAACTCAATCGTAAATCACTGCTCACCATGCAGCAGGCCGCTACATACCTTGGCGTCACCGACCGGACCGTACGAAATTACGTTGCGCGGGGCCTAATCCCGGCACGTCGACTCGGACCAAAACTGCTGCGAATCCGAATCGAAGATCTACAGGAATTCGCTGGCGGCACGTATCAACCGGGGCATCTGCCCAACTCCCGGCAAGAAGCAGTACCGGTCACAGGCCGAACTCGCGTGGGCGGCCGTGTCATGAGCTTCTATTTCTACTCAGATCCAATCCAGGTCATCAAGAGGGGCCACGGTGGTGTGACCGTTGGACGCGGGGAAAACAACGGATCCGAACTGGCCTACTTGAACGTCGGTGATGGATACCGCCACGAGGGTGACGTTCTTCTGGATGCCGATGAACTCACGGATGTGATCGACCAGCTCACCATCATCCGAAACGCAATGAGGCTGACATGACTTTTCATTCGAGGCCGAGGCCGAAGGTGCAGCACTTTCCGAAACCGAAGAAACCACTGTTTGTGTCGAAACCGAAAGGGGGAGCGAGATGATCGAGGCGTACCCCGTGGAGCAGGTGGCAGACAAGTACCTGCCTCACATGAAGGACCGGGTTCGGTGGATGAAGCGCCGACTCAAGAAGGGCGAGATTCCGGGGAAGCAGCTGTCGCGGAGTGTGTGGGTGATGACCGACGCCCATATTGAGCAGTGGCTTTCGGGTGGTTCGCCTGTAGCCCATCAGGAGCCGGTGGAACCGGTGTCGTTGGTTGATGGGTTGTCGGCTCGGTCGCGGCGGAGATTGGCGTCATGACTTATACCGCGCGTCCGTCGGGGTTGTGGAAAGCGTTGGCGGAGTTAGACGCCAGGCAGATGAAGGAAGCGGCGGAGCTGGATGCGTTGCGTGAGGAAAACGCGCGGCTGCGGTGCCGCCTGCAGGAACTGGGGGAGACAGCGTGAGCAATCCAGCAGTAGAAGCTGCGACACGGGTTATGAAGCTGGTTTACGCATACCCGACGCCCAATAGAGACCTTGTTCTTGCTGCCCGCGAGGTGTTGAAGCCGATCCGCGAACTACATCACCCAATCGATGAGCACGGCGATTCTGTCGAAGAGTGCAGCGAGTGTAGACACCGTTGGCCCTGCGATACCGCCAAGCTGATCTACACCTCTGAGGAGCTGGATCGGTGAATCTTGTTGAGCGTTTGAATGCCAGGTTTAACAACGTGATTCATGACGGACTCGCCTTGGTGGGTGCTGTGGTGGATCCGTGGCTGGCCAAGCTTGAGCGTCAGGCCATGAGCAATGCGTTGGGGCGGGATTTCGGCCTGGACTACGGGGATGTTCTTGCGGCTGCGGAGGCTGAAGTGGAAGTCCACGAACCCGCACCGTGCGTCTGCGGTCACCTGCGTGAGGACCACTACCGGGTAGGCGGATTCATCGATCCGTGCAGCAAGTGTGATTGCCTGGATCTGTTGTACGAGTCGTCTGCCGAACTTTGGGCTTCGGCAGACCCGTCACCCGTCTCGGTGGGTGACATTGGTCCCGGCGCGGGCATGGTTCCCCCGCCTCCCCCCGCGCCGGGACCTTCCAAATGCACCTGCCCCACCGCGGAATGCGAACTCCTCGCCGAGGACATCTGTGATGAGGCTGAGGAAGCCGAACTGCTCGACGAGTTCATGGAGTTGGGGGAGTACCTGGACACGGCGACCGCGGAAGAACTCGCCGCGATCCGACAGCACACCGAAGTCAGCCGAGCGGACCTGGAGTTGCACCTGAGGTGGTACACGACCGCGCGGGTCAGCCCCGAAGTGGTCGCCCAATCACTGCTGGACAGCTACCGCATCACCCCGAGATAGACGCAACACCTTCTGAAAGGAAAACCCATGTACAAGTGCTCCGAGTGCAACCGCGAGATCGGCGCGATCTTCGAGATGGACGCTCATCACAGGCCAGTCCCCGCCCAGTTCAAATGCCCCCATACAGGCCGAGTTGCGGAGCCGATTGTCCCGATTCGCCGCTGACGTTTGGCGGGCCGTCACCCCCACGCCAGGAGGCGACGGCCCTAACACCGGAAACAACACAACCAAAGAAAGGGCGCTTCCGATGCTAACCCCAGATTCTAAACCCGCATGGTGGGACCACCACCAAACCAACTGGTCTGACCTCCCCGTCACCACCAACCCACCCATGGCTGACCTCGACCTCTTGAAGGAACTGGAGGACTTGGCGGAGTTGGTGTTGATCCACACCGAGAGTGTGTCGTGGTTCCGCCCGTTCCTGCCGCCGCATCACTGGGAGAACGAGCCGACGATCTGGGAGCAGATGAACGGCGACGCTGTTGTCGGGTTGTTGCGTGACTACCTCACCGAGGGAGACGCAGCGTGAACGCACGCACCGTCGACCTCTTCATCATCTGGGCAGCAGTCATCGGTGTTCCGCTGGCCCTCGCCAACATGTCATTCGCCCTGTCTGACGATCGAATGGTGGAAGCTTCCATCCACGTCGTCATGGCTTTTATCTCAGCTTTTCTCGGTGTCCGCTCGTTGAGGCGCTTGGGTGGGGGTGAGTGACCAATGGCTCATTGGAAGTACTGGTGGACGATGCCGCTGCTGATCGCCGCGGGCATCATCGGCCCCGGACTCGCCGCACCAGAAGCCAAAGCAGACATCACATCCGACGCGTTCGTCATGGCACTCGACTCCGAAGGCATCACCTACAGCTCCAAACCCGCCGTCATCAACGCCGGCAAAGCCGTCTGCGACGTCCTCGACACCGGCTACACCATGTACGAAGCCTCAGTCTTCGTGTACAACAACTCCAACCTGAACCTGTATGACTCAGGGTATTTCGTGGGTGCCGCCACCGCATCGTTCTGCCCTGAACATTTGAGCGGCACGGGGTGGGTGTGATGCCGAATTCCCCGTTCATCCGGTTGGCTGAAGTTCACACCGAAGACTGGCGCCGCGACGCGATCTGCACACAGGTCGACCCGGAGGCGTGGTTCCCCGAGAAAGGGATCCGCAACGACGACGCCAAAGAAACCTGCTGGAAATGCCCCGCGCAAGCACGCTGCCTCGAATACGCCCTGGAAAACAATGAGGTCTGGGGTATTTGGGGTGGATTCACGGAGAAGGAACGACGCGCTATCAGGCGTGGAGAAATGACCCCGGTGAACCAACGCAAAATGATGCCTTGCGCGATCTGCGGTAGCGACTTCACACCGAAACACCGCCGCGCCAAGTATTGCTCCACGAAATGCAAGAACCGTGCCTATGCGTTGGCTCGCCGACAGCAGAGGCGGGGAGCATGAACATCGACTGGTTCGCTGTCGAGTGCGCCTCCAACGGAACACCGATGCGGCTCAACACCGATGAGCGTCGAATGTTGGTGCGTCGCCGCCCGAACCTCCCTGAAGTTGAGCTGGCGCGCCGATCGTTCTGCACAGTCAGAACCATCGAACGTGATCGTGCCGACTTGGCCGACGCAGAACAGCAGCAGTGCCCCCTGTGTGGTCAAGCCGCGTGGGTGATCCACACCGGGATTGTGGAAGCACACCCGGACAAGCTGCTGCAGGAATGCCCTATGTCGGGCCAGTCGGTGGCAGCTGATTGGGAATCGCAAACCGCCGCAACCGTTGTGTGGCTGTCCAGGCGTATCCGTGTCGGCGACTCCATCGGCGTGTGGGACTACCTCACCAAGCTTCCCGAGGACCAGCGCACCCAACTACTCATGGCCGCGTTGGCTGGCATCCCTGATGTGGAGGATCCGTTCGCGTGGATCACTGAGGAAGTGGAGCAGGTCGCATGAGCAACGGAAACCGACTTACCGATGAGCAGGTGAAGATGATCCTGTCGATGACTCGTGACGGGTTCTCCGCCAAACACATCGGCGAGGTTGTGGGGTGCTCACCACGCACGGTTACTCGTGTGAGGGCCGCAGCCGATGCGCGGGTGATGAACCCGCGCAGGTTTACCCCACTCACCGCAGACCAGCTGGAGTTCGCCGAATACCTCCTCGAGGACGGCGCCTCCTACCAGGAGGTTGCCCGCACATTGGGGGTGTCCCGTACCACCATTGAGAGGCACTTTCCTGGGCGGGCGTGGACCAAGAGGCAGGCTGCTGAGTTCACCGCGTTGCGGAAGAAGTTCCGTCGGCTGGAGGCGTCGTGATGTGCGGGTGTGGGCACAACCGGTCCTGGCACAGGTATGCGTGGGATCGGTTCCGCCAAGTGTGGGACACCAGTTGTGAAGCCACCAACTATCACGGCCCTGCTGGGCATGAACGCTGCCGTTGCTCCAAATACCAAGACAAGGAAGACGAATGATCACTGATACGAGGGTCATCACTGCGAGGGATGACGCGAAAGCCGGCGCAGCCGCCCTGGATGACGCGAGGTGTGCTTTGCATGAGCTGTTGTCGGAGGGGCCGCAGTTGCCGTTCCTGGACCGTGAAGCGCTGGAACTCAACCTTGATGTGGTGAACAAAGCGCTGTCCCGTGTGGACGCGGTGATCGGCTCGTTGGACCGGCTGGCGGACAGGTGGACAGCATGAGTAGCGAAGGCCAGACCCTCACGTGGGAGTGGTTCACCGGTTTTGTTGGCCCCGGTAGGTGGCGTGCGGTACTGCCCGGTGATCGGCGCAACGCGTGGATCAATCCGTCCGATGTGGCGGGTGATTTCCGTTGGTCTGTTGAGGACAACACGTGTGCGCTGGTTTTGGCGTGGGGGTATGAGGAAACGTTGGACGCCGCGATGGCCGCTGCCGCTGCTGCTGCGGAGGTGACCGAATGACCGAAGTGGACGTTGAGAGGCTCGCGAAACTCCGCGAACCATTCCCCTCCAACCAGATCGGGAAACTTCCCAAAGGCGGCATCACCCTCGACTTCGTCGGCCATGGCTACCTCACCGCCCGATTCCTGGACGTGGACCCACTGTGGACGTGGGAGCCGTTCGCCGTCGGAGACAACGGGCTACCCCTGCTGGATGAGCATGGTGGGCTGTGGATCCGACTCACCCTGTGCGGTGTGACCCGCATCGGATACGGCGACGCTGGCGGGAAGAAAGGCCCCAACGCCGTCAAAGAAGCGATCGGCGACGCACTCAGGAACGCGGGCATGCGGTTCGGTGCGGCTCTCGACTTGTGGTGCAAGGGAGACCCGGACGCCCCGGCACCGCCGGATCCTGCGGTGGCTGAACGCAACGCTCTGCTCCACGAGCTGGGAGATGCATGCGCAGCTCTGACGCTCGATGAGAAGACGGTGGCTGCCCAGTTCTACGGCAAGTACAAGGTGACGGCGAGGAACGCGAAACCTGCCCAGTTGCGGGAGTTCATTGACGACCTCATGGAGAACGGTGCCCCCGCATGAGCCGCCGGTATACGGGGTTCTCCCCGGAAACCAAGGAACTGATCTGGACCCGCGCCCAAGGGCGGTGTGAACGCTGCAACGAGTACGCCTCAGACGCTACTGCACACCATCGCAGGCCCCGTGGTCTTGGCGGATCTCGCCGCGATGACACCAATCTGGCGTCCAACGGGCTGTGGGCTTGCGGTGCCTGTCATCGTTGGGCGGAGTCCTATCGGACGCAAGCGTTCGCTGACGGGTGGCTTGTTCGTCAATCCCAGTCCCCTATCACTGTTCCCGTCCTCTACAGGGGCAACTGGGTGTTGCTCGACGACGACGGGCTTGTTTACCGAATCCCTAACCCTGTGGAGGCAGCCCAATGACCCCGTACTACCAGGACGACCAGGTGAAACTGTTCCTCGGAGACGCCCTGCAGGTTGCTCGCGGGTTGCCTGATGGGGCAGCGAATTGCATCGTGACCAGCCCGCCGTACTTCGGGTTGCGTGACTACGGCGTGGAAGGCCAGTACGGGCTGGAGGACTCACCGGCCGAGTACGTCGAGACGATGCGGGCGCTGTTCTCAGAACTGCGCAGGGTCTTGGCTGATGACGGAACACTGTGGCTCAATCTGGGGGATTCATACGCACGCAACCCGGCGAAGGGCACCACGGGCACGATGAATGGCCGCAACGTTCCTCGGATGGGCTACGCGGGGAATCGCATCGGCAAGCCCGAGTTGCCTGAGAAGAACTTGCTTGGTGTTCCGTGGCGTGTGGCGTTCGCGTTGCAGGACGACGGCTGGATTCTGCGTAACGCGATCATCTGGCACAAACCCAACGGGATGCCCGAAAGTGTCACCGACCGGCTGAGTGGCCGCTACGAGTTCGTGTTTCTGTTCAGCAAGTCACGGCGGTACTGGTTCGACCTCGACCCCATCCGCGAGCCGCATGTGGCACCACCAAAGGGTGGGTTGTTCAAACGTGGTAACGATTCCTACGTCTCGCAGTCGACAGGTACACGTCAGGGCAATTGGGACGGCAAGTACAACGAGCACGGCCGCAACCCTGGTGACGTGTGGACGCTGCCTACCCAGCCGTTCCCGGGCGCGCACTTCGCCGTCTACCCGGTCGCGCTACCGCAGCGTTGCATCCTCGCTGGCTGCAAACCGGGCGGCACTGTGCTCGACCCGTTCAACGGTTCGGGCACAACAGGACTCGCCGCACAGAAAACCGGGCGACGCTACATCGGCATCGACATCAACAGCGATTACCTAGATCTCTCGCTGCGAACCCGACTGGCTGACTCTGCCCTGAACTTCGAGGAACCCGTCCCATGATCACCGTTGTCTGCGCGGAATGCAGCCGCACCAAAGGCTGCCCCATCACCGCCGAATTCCCCACTACCGAACAAGCGCAGGCATTCATCCGCCGGCACCACGCCTTCGCCGACCACCGGGCACACATCCCAGAAGAGGCCGCCAGTGACCGACTGTCTGTTGTGTGACCATCCCAGGTCTTCTCATGCCCCCCAGTGCCGGGTCCGCATGGGTGTCAACCGGGACGACATGAACACCTACACGATCTGTTTGTGCCCCGGATTCGAAGGCGCAGAAGAGGAGAACGACCATCTTGCCTGACGTGCACATTGGGTTCACGGGAACCCGTGACGCGATGCCGCAAGTTCGACGACCAGACGGAGATGACCCTGCTATGAACGCATCCGAGGACGGCCTCGAACCGCTCGGCGAAGCACCCGACCTGGGCGCGCCCCACTACCCGATGAGCGCCGAGGTCACGTTTCACCGGGCACGTTGCACCAAGTGCGGCGACATCGAAACCGACTACGGCGATTTCAGCGCCTATAGCGACCCGGGCGGCGCCATCAACGCCGTTCTCGCCGCGGCCGATTGGTTCGGGCGGTCGGCGCCGACTGGTGAACTCATTGACTTCGGCGGTGGGCGCATGGGTCAGCGCTACCAGCTCGTCGAGCTGCTCTGCCCAGACTGCCAGCGCTGCGAGGTGTGCGGCACCGCCAAGGCGTACCCGATCAACGACCACCTGGTCTGCGAAGACCACGAGGACCACGAATTCGAGGCGGCACCGTGAAACTCGGTTCGCTGTTCTCCGGCGCTGGCGGCCTCGACATCGCCGTCGAGCAGTTCTTCGGCGCCCGCACGGTGTGGCATTGCGAGCTGAACCCGGCCGCGTCCAAGGTGCTCGCGCACCGCTGGCCCGGTGTGCCGAACCTCGGCGACATCACCGCGGTCGACTGGTCAGAAGTCGAGCCGGTCGACATTCTCGCTGGCGGATTTCCCTGCCAGGACGTGAGTGCCGCCGGTCGTCGCGCCGGCATCGCCGAGGGCACCCGCTCGGGCCTGTGGGCGCTGTTCGCCGAAGTCATCAACCAGCTGCGACCGGGCGTCGTGGTGATCGAGAACGTAAGGGGGTTGCTCAGTGCAAGGGCATATCGCGCAATGGAATCCGAAGAGGCAGCTGTGGGAGACGGAGCAGATGAACCTGTTCTCCGGGCACTCGGTGCCGTACTCGGAGACCTTGCCGACCTCGGGTATGACGCGCAATGGACGACTGTTGCCGCTTCCGACGTCGGCGCACCGCACCGGCGTGAGCGGGTCTTCATCGTTGCCCACCCCGCGGGCCAGCCGTGGCGCGTCGACGACGGAGATCAGCTACGCGCTGGGCGGGGAGCGCAGCGACGCGGATCGGACGCAAGGTCAGGTGCTGCTTCCAACACCGCGAGCGACGGACGGAACGAAGGGCGGCCCGAACCAACGCGGATCCTCGGGGGACCTGATGCTGCCCTCCGCGGTGATGGACCTGTAGACCTGCTACCAACGCCGGTCGCGCGGGATTTCAAGGGCGCCGGGCCCGCCGACATGAACCGTAATTCGCCGTGCATGTCAGCCATCGCGGAGCTGCTGCCGACGCCGAACGCGCAGGACGGCAACGGGGGCCGCTACAACAGCGACGGTCACCAGAACACGCTGCCAGGCGAGGTTCGGATGCTGCCGACCCCGAGGGCATCTGATGGGCATCGGGGGGATTGTGAGGCTGAACGTCAGCGCGACACACCATCGCTCGTGTCCGTGAGCTACTACCTCCCGACTCCCGCCGCCAGCGATGCTACTGGCGGCGGGCAGCATCCCGACCGGCGAGAGGGGCACTCGCGGCAGCTGTGCGACTATGCGCTGCTGGACGGCACCTCGCGCTGGGGCAAGTACGACGCCGCGATCGCACGCTGGGAGGCTGTGGCCGGGCCAGCGCCGTCGCCGACCGAGCCGAACAAGAACGGCAATCCCCGACTCGCCGCAGCGTTCCCGGAATGGATGATGGGCTGGCCCGCCGGCTGGGTCACCGAGGTGCCGGGAATCAGCCGCAACGATGCATTGCGCATCTGTGGAAACGGCGTATGCCCGCAACAGGCATACGCCGCACTCCAGATCCTCGTCAGGGTTTCGGCTTGCGAGGTGGTCGAGTGACCCACTTGGACAGCAGGTCTCGCAGCACCTCGGACAGGTCGCGGTCCTCGGCGCTGGCCTTGGTCTGCGCGGCGTCCCACAGCGCGTCGGGGCATCGGAACGACCGCAGCGACATCGGCGGCTTAGGCATCGGCGGTGACCGCCAGATCGACGCCTGCCCACACGATCAGTCGCTGCCCGAAGTCGTGCACGAACGGGTCGATGTCGCCCTCGCCGAGGTCGAACGGTGTCGCCTCGGGCAGCGCGAGGATGATCTGCCCGTCCTCGACGGTCAGCTCGACATCGCCGATGTGCATCGGCTCGATGGTCCAGGTGGACGGCGAACCGTTGTAGGCGATGACCCGCGTGCCGAGTTCGCGGGCGGCCTCGGCGTCGAGGTCGACCGTGACGGTTTCGCCGTTTTCTTCGACCGTGATCTTGGCGGTGTCGCCGCTCGTGTCGAGCGTGAGGGCGAGATCTCCTGCGTAGCTCGGGTATTCGCGGTTGGTGCTGGTGTTCATGGTGGATCAGTTCCCTTCGTGAATGTGCTGGGCGTTGAACTTGAACGGGCCATACGTGCTGAGCGTGTATGCGGAGAAGTTGGCGACTGGGTAGCCGAACAGGCTCTGCCGATGTCCGTTCACCTCCCCGTCGCGGAACATGAAGTACATCTGTCCGTCGTCGCTGCGGTAGTCGCCGACGAATACTCCGCTGCCCCGGCTCGGATTGCCGATGACCTTGCCGGTGCGGCGGTTCGTTCTGGTGGATTCCATCTCGACGGTCTCGCCGGGCTTGAGGTAGCCCGCGAGGACTTTGGTGCTGACGTTGAACTGTGCGCTGCTCATGACAACACTGTACATACAAACGTATATACGCGCAAGAGGTAGATCCGATGGATGCCGCCGAACTCGCCGCCTGGCGCCGCAAGCGCCGCTACCACCGATCCGCCTGGGGACGGCCGCGCACGCCGATCCCGCCCGCGCTGAAACCACAACCCACACAGGAGAAACGATGAGCGCCAAACGCCTCGACCAAATGTGCCTAGATTTTGGAGACCCCGCATGACCGTGCCGTACTACCAGGATGATTCGGTCACCCTCTACCACGGGGACGCGATCGACGTGCTCGCCGAGCTGCCCGATCGCAGCGTCGACGCCGTGGTTTGCGACCCGCCCTACGAGCTGGCCTTCATGGGCAAGAAGTGGGACGGCTCGGGTATCGCTTTCGATGTCGAGATGTGGGAGCAATGCCTGCGGGTCCTCAAGCCCGGTGGGCACCTGCTCGCCTTCGGTGGCTCCCGCACATGGCACCGGCTGACCGTGGCCATCGAGGACGCCGGGTTTGAGATCCGGGACTCCATCGCCTGGCTGTACGGCAGCGGGTTCCCGAAGTCGCTCGACGTTTCCAAGGCGATCGACAAGGCCGCCGGCGCGAAGCGGGAGGCGTTGGGAACGGCCGTCTATGGCGACGGGCACGTACAACGCTCCTCTGAATCCATTGGATATGGCGGCTGCGATCCGTCCGCGGATACGCGAATTGTCACCGCGCCAGCCACTGATGCGGCCAAGCAGTGGCAGGGTTGGGGGACTGCGCTAAAACCATCGTTTGAGCCCGTCGTGGTCGCGCGTAAGCCTCTCGTGGGCACGGTGGCGGCGAATGTGCTGGAGCACGGTACGGGGGCGCTCAACATCGACGCCTGCCGAGTGGAGGCCGAGGGTAGACCGCTGCTCGTCCTCGACGCCAAGGAGACCGACAACTCGGCCTACGCAGGTCGCATGAACGGCTCGCTGGCCGGTGGCAGTAAGGCGGCAGGCACCACCGACCAGGGCCGCTGGCCCACCAACGTGGTGTTTGACGAAGCGGCTGCTGCCGAGCTCGACGCGCAGACCGGCACCCTCAAGTCGGGTCTGATGCGCGCGGGCACTAAACGCGCCGCTCGTGATGGTGCGGTCTACGGCCGTCTCGATGAGGATGCGACCCCGCGTGACACCTACGCCGATTCCGGTGGCGCGTCGAGGTTTTTTCCGGTGTTCCGGTACGAAGCGAAAGCACCCGGAGCGGAACGCCCCCGCGCGAACGGTGTTGCCCACCCGACAGTCAAACCGCTCGACCTGATGCGCTGGCTCGTGCGGCTCGTAACCCCGCCGAACGGTGTGGTTCTCGACCCGTTCGCCGGGTCCGGCACGACCGCCGAGGCGTGCATTCACGAGCACAAGCGTTGCATCACGATCGAGCGCGAGGCGGACTATCTGCCGCTCATCGTCAACCGACTCAGCAAGCCGATCGAGGTCGGGTTCGACTTCGGAGACGCCGCATCATGAGCGACCCGAGGATCCGCCTGCTGTTCAGCCGCCGCGAGCTGATCGCGATGCAGCGCTGCCCCGACTGCGGCTGGCACCCGAAAACACAAGGGCACCACCCCGACTGCCCGAACCACGAAACGGAGGAGTGACCGGTGCCTTGGTTCTACGTGGATGACGCGTTCGCTGACAGTAAGCCGGTGATGCAACTCGACTCCAAGATCCGCAACGAGGCCGTCGGGTTGTGGGTTCGTTGCGGTGCCTGGTCGGCGAAAGAAGAGACGGACGGTCATGTGCCCCTTGATGTTGTGAAGGGGTTCGGCGGCACGCCGAGACTCATTCGCGCGCTGCAAGAACAAGCAGGACTTTGGCAGAAACAGGGTTGCGACAACACGCAATACAAGGATGAGACAACGGTTGATACAACGAGAAAATCTCAACCAAAATCTCGCGAAATCGTGTTTGCCAACTGGGAGAAATGGCAGAAAACCAAGGCTGAAAATGAGGCGCGGCGAAGGCGTGAGGCAAAGAAGAAATCCACCTGGAGAGCTGGGAAAAAGGGCCGCGACTATGTGGCTCAGGATGGGCAGGTGTCCACCGGGGACATGGTGGTGGACACGGATTTACTGTCCACCGGGGACAGCATGGGGGAGTCCCGCTACCCCGACCCGACCCGACCCGACCCGACCCTTATTCCTTTGGTTACTTCTAGTAGGGGGGTTACGTCAGTAGACGCGAACGTTGATTCCCCCCGCCCCGAATGCCCTTACCATGAAACGAACTCAGAGACCACCAACTGCATCCCGTGCATGAAGCGACGCAAGTGGGACAAGGAGCACCCGGATTACTTCAAGCGGCTGGAGGCTGAGCAACGCCGCCGGCAGGCCAAGGCTAGGCAGGCCGCCATTGATGCCTGCTCGTTGTGTGATGAGTTCGGGGATATCGAGATCGATGATGCGGTCAAGAAGTGTGATCACCCGAATGTCCGAAAGGTGTGGTCACTGTGAGGGACTGGCGGGGGGCGACGGTTCACAGGACCGCTGACAGCCGTTCTGGCGGTTCCGGGTCCAGTGACACCACGGAGGCCCTGAAAGTCGCTCCACGTGGCGCACAGCCCCAGGAATCGACACCAGGAGACGAACGCAATGGGTAAACATCACGCCAAACCAGACATCCGCGGGATTCTGGAGCAGTTCGAGAAGCAACACGACAACCTTCTCGATCAGCTCAGCGCCATCGAGCGCTATGACCCGATCACGGTCTACGCGGTCCTTTCAAAGCTTGCGTGTCCACTTCCGTGCGTCGGATACGTCAATGACGCGGGTTGGCATCTGGACTGCCAGCGTCGAGCGCGTGAGGCCATGGTGCTGCTGGGTTTCTCGCTGCCTCCAGAGTCGTTGTGGGAGCGGCCTCTGGGAGATGAAGACCGATGACGATGTTTGTGTCGTCTGCGGATGATCCTCGTGTCCGGCACCTATGCGAGACGCGCGGTGCTCCCGTGCCGCGCGACATCACCACGCAGGGTCTCGCGCGCTGGCTCGGGGTGCACGACCGAATAACCGGTATTGCTTATTGGGGACATTTCCGGTATCGTCTATTCCAACGCAGCGCCGACTACGCGAACAACTGACCGAAACCGGGGGCGCGACCGGACAACGCACACTTCAACCCAAACCGATTCATCCGCGATAAGGCAGAAGCTTTCGCGGTCGAACTGTCCAGCCGCACCTAACCCGCGGCAACGGGAACACACGAGAGAGAGGTCGAACAATGAGCAAGCTTGGTATCGCGTCACTCGGTATCGCGTCCACCATCATCGGTGGCGCCATCGGTCTATCGCCGCAAGCTAACGCTGCGGAGTCGGTGTCTATCTGCCCGTCGGGCAGAAGTGCCGTAGCATCCGCTGACACGTCGTGCGCATTCGCGGACAACGTGGCTGTCGCTTGGTACAGCCAGCCAGGAATGTCGGTACAGGCCTACAGTCCTGTGACTGGACGCGTCTACACCATGACATGCGATCCGAACGCTTGGGCGGTCGATAACTACGGTGTCTATCACTCCGGAGTGAAGCGTTGTGTGGGTAGCAACCCGTACGGTGCGGCCCTCGTGGTGTACGTGCGATGATCGTTCCCGAACTCTCCGGTAACCCGACGTTCGTGCACGTGCTGCGCGTGCCCACAGCCAAGGAACGCCGCCAGTGATCCGCCCCGAGACACGCCGTTGTGACACCTGCGGACGCGAAGGCGCTCGTGGGTTCACGCACACCGTGCGCGGTGTGTACGTCTGCACCAACACCAACGCCTGCCAGCGTCGGCAGAACATGCCGATTTGGCGCGTTCGCGAACTCAACGCGAGGAAATCCGCCCGATGAAACCGAAAATCTGCGGGCACATCTACTGACCGGCGCCAAGCTCCGGTTACAGCCGATGGGGTTCGACGACGCCGGAAACCAACTGTGGCGCCAACTCAAGGCGTAGGAGACCTGATGAACAACAACACGAAACGCGCTGGACGCCCCGAGGTCGGGCGCCCGGTGAACGTTCGGCTCGGCGACGAGCTGCTCGCCGAGGTGGACGAATACGCCGCCGCCGAGGGCATCGCCCGCGCCGAGGCAATCCGGCACCTACTGCGCCGAGGGCTGAAACGGGGCAAGCGATGAACGCGGATGATCCTCGTGTCCAGGCCGCCCAGGCTGCGCGGTCGTGTGACATCTGCAAAGCCCCCAAAGGCAAACCCTGCAGCAACACGATTTCGCCGGGGAAGCCGCTGCCCGGTCGGGTCATCCACTTCGGGCGGCTCACAGACAGAAACCGAGAACCGAAAGGCGACGAATGAACAACCCCGAGTTGCGTGCAGTACTCACAGAAGCCCTCGGTGAAGCGCTGAAGCGGCTGTGGACCGACCCTGAGGATGCTGCCGACCGGGCGGACTGGGATGCGCTCCCCGGAAAGCTCGCTGATGCCGTTGCTTCTCTTCCGGGTGTGGCGGTAATCCAACTACCCGAACCCGAAGAGCGCGAAGAGGGCGAGGTCGCAGTCGGCTGGCCCAGCGTGGCGCTCCACCGCGTCCTCGTATGGGACGACTACCCCGGCGAGGTTCATTTCGATTACGACCTCGAACCGGAGGAGCCAATGAGTCCCGGGGAGGCGCGTGAACTCGCCTGCGCTCTTCTCGCCGCTGCTGATGCTGCCGAGGAGAAGCTGTGACCCCCGAGTTGCGTGCAGTACTCACAGAAGCCCTCGGCCGGTCGTATTACCGGATCGTTGGTAGCTCGTCGGATTGCCGAGTTGATCCGGGCGAGATCCTTGCTGACGCTCTCCTGTCTCTTCCGGGTGTGGCGGTAATCCAACTACCCGAAGCGACGCACTCCGGGACTGTGAGCACGTCATTCCGGCGCGCTACCGCTTGGAGAAAGATCCCCCAAGTTCGCGGGGAGAACCGTCTCGTCACTCTCGATGATCCTGGGCGATGCATGAATCCAGACGAGGCCCGAATTCTGGCGGCCGATCTTCTCGCTGCTGCTGCGGTTGTGGCTGCAGGGGAGGAACACCATGGCTGACCTGGGGGTGACCGGGGAAGAGGCCCGGAGGCTTGCCCGCGCCTATTACGACGCGTGGGTCTGGTCGGGCTGCGACGGTTCCCGCTGGGATCGGTTATCCGAAGAGGCTAGGTCCGACTGGGCGCGGCAGGCCCGCCGGTGGCTGTTCGTCATCCGGGCTGCAGGGGAGGAAGCATGAGCGACCCGGTAACCCGCGCAAAAGCCGCGCTGGAAAGTATCGGAGATGGGCCGTGGACCATCGACTCCGAAGATGGCGAACCGATTATTCACGAAGCCCACCACTATGACTCGGCGGATGAGTGGTACGACGTGGACAGTCCAAACGGCGGATGGGTGGCTCACTGCGAAGACCTCCCAGTGGCTGAGTTCATTGCCGCCGCGCGCACTCTCATCCCTGAACTGGTGGCCGAGGTTGAGCGGCTGCGCAAATTGGTTGGGGAGGAAGCATGAGCGGGGACGCGCAGAAGATCATGATCGCGGTTCAGCGCCGACACCGGCGGACGTTAAACCTGGAAACTGGACACTCCCACTGCCAGGGTACGCGGGTGGGTGAATGTGATTTCCGCGGCGGTTCGCTCGACGATTTCGAGGCCCACGTCGCCGCCGAGATCGACAGAGCCCTCGGAGGACTCAGGCGGGAAACCCGCGTAATCGAGAGCATCTTCGAGCTGGGCGCGCCAGAGCCTGCAACCCGATTCGTTACCCACTGGATGGAGATACCTGATGAGTGATGTTGTTGAGCGCGCCAAGGCTGCGCTGGAAGGCGTGACCAAAGGGCCGTGGACGCAGATTATCAGGGGTTGATTCGATGATCGTCGCCGTTTCTCCAGGTAGGCAGCCGATCTGACAGCGCACACATGTTTCCGATTACCGACACTCGTAGGGAGATGACGACTATGCCGACCACAGAGCATGGATCAGACGTCCAGCACTTGAGCCCTGAACACCGCGATCGTGCTTGGCGCGATAGGTTCAACGCCCGGTGGCACTATGACTACGGCGGGTGGATTCGTACCAGGCCGCAGGATGAGGCGTCGACCTTCGCTTTGATCCCAACCAAACACTACGGGCCGTTCACTGAGGATCACTCGTGTCCTGCCTGCCTGGTGGTACACCCACCTGAGGATTGCCCCGTCCTAAGTGGAAACACCGACATGTTGGTTGTTTTCGATTACGACACCTCGCCCAACAAGGCACAAGCGGATACAGCTGACGATGACCCCAGATAACGGAAAGACGTTGGGTTGGACCACCAATGCTGCATTCCCGATGTGTGGGTTGACGCGGTGCACCGACTGCATGCGGGAGGCGATCGCGTGATTCAGGTTCATTGTCGGGAGTGCAACCGTGTCTGGGACCAGTCGTGCGAAGACTGCGCTCAGTGGAAAGCAGACCGCCACGCCATCGCGTCGGGGCATACGGATATTCACATCATCCCGGACACCACACCACCGCGGCCTGTGGTGGATCAGGGGTGGGCGGAATGGCTCACGAAAGGAAAACCATGACCAACGAACTCATCCGCCAGTACGCGATCAGAAAACCTGACGGGCAACTATGGGAACGCCCAACAGAATCGATCCTAGGCGGACTCTTCGGTACCACAAGTTCCGGCCCAACCATCTTCGACAGCTTCGATTCAGCACTGCGGACTCTGCAGCGGCTCCAAGAAGAGGCGTGGGATCGGCTGGGGGTCCGCTGGTACGGGACGATTGAGTCCCGCCTGTGCACCCCGTTCTCTGTGACAGATCCATCGGCTCGGCTGGTGGAGCAGATTCAGGAATGGATGGGTTCGGAATGATCACTCCTGAGCGTGCCGCGCTGGTTGAGCGGGCAGCGCAAGCCATCTACGAACAAACCTCCGCCGGCAAACTGTTTCCCTGGGACACACTCACCGAGACGCACAAGGTGCAGTGGCGGTCGATGGCTGACGCCGCGTTCGACGTCCTCGTTGAGGCATGGTTTCCGCCGTTCTGATGCCGAAAACACCTGAAACCCCCGTCGAGCACATCGAGTTCGCGCGGGAAGAAGCCCGCCAAGCCGCATACGAGTCCGCGACCACTCACGCTCTGATCGCTATCGCCCAACTACTAGCCGAAAAGGACCAGCAATGATCGACAAAACCCCCCGAGAACTTCCGCCGTTCCCCGTCGATGACTTCACACTGACTCAGATCGAGCACGCCCTCGACACATGCATCGAGATCACCGACGACGGGGAACGCCGGTTCGTTGGCGGCGAGTTCACTCTCTCCGAGCTGCTCGATTTCCTGTCCGGGCACGATCCGGGGCGAGCCTCTTTGATCGGCTACACCGACACCATCCTCGGCACCGACATGCACCACGATCACGCCATCCCGATCTATGAGTCCTGGGACCCAAGGTACAGCGAGCACGACCTGATCCGCGCACTCGTAGCCCGCATCAGGGAACTGGAGGCGCAGCCGTGACTTTGTCTGTGATTCTCGCTTCCCAGGCTCGATTCATCCACGAGAGCCCTGTTTGCCCGGTGTGTTTCCAGCCCCGCACAGAGCATTCCACCGACTGCAAAGGACACCACAAATGATGAACCTCGGGTACGACAGCATCGAGGACCTTTGCGAGAAGGTCGATGTCGGGTCGGTTGTGCAGTCTGAACCTAACCAGGAGGGGGACAACAAATGCGAGAGATAACCGTCTACGAAGAAGACGACCCCAGTCACATGTTCGGCTTCTGCGACCACGTCAACCGCGTCACCGTCTTCGAGGTCCGCAAAAGCGGTGTTGGTTATGACCTGATCATCGATGGGCAGCTTCCCGAATTCGTGTGGGTCAACGGCAAGATTCACCAGCTCTTGACGGATGAAGACTTGGCAGGACAGATGCCAGACGACCCAGGAGGGGAAACGAATGCGAATGACTGATGCTCGTGTGGCTGCGTGGATCGCCGCGTGGGACAGCCTCAATCAGGTAAACGAAACTTTGAAAGCTCAATACAGTCGCAGTCGCGGCCGCATCGAGGACCCCGACGAGTACCGTGCTGTCCTGCAAATGAGCGCAGACATCTACACCCACCTCGCCGACGTCCCAGCAGAGGTCGGCGTTGCCGCAGCGGAACTACTTGAACACCGCGAGAAGGAACTTCAGGAACAGGAAGCGATGTTTAGGAAGGCGTTTGACGAATGACCCAGCCGATCGACACCGATACCCATGTGGAAACACCCACCAAACCCAAACACATGGACCCCAACAAACTCCGCCACACCCTCTACAGACTCACCATCGACTGGCTCCAACTCCACATCCAACTCCCCACACCACCACACCGACAAACCCCCCGCCGCACCAAAACCCACACCTACGGACACCCCGCAGAATGGGCCAGCGACACCACCGCACTCATCGCCGACGTCATGACCTCATGGCACGACTACCTCGCCGAACAACGCAACGAAACCCCGCCACCCAAAGGAAACGAACAAACACGAATCATCGCAGCCTGGAAATACCTCGAACCACGCTGCGAACAACTCACCCAACTCGTCACCTACGACGACCTCAAAGAACTCCCCGACCTACACCACCGAATCATCCGAACACTCGGATACACCAAAACACCCAAATACACTCTCCCCGTGCCCTGCCCGTCCTGCGGACTGCTCTCCATGGAACGCACCATCGGAATGGGCGGCAACGACTACATCGCGTGCGGCAACCCCGACTGCACCTACATCGTCCGCGATGACCCCGACGGCAAAAACTACAAATGGTTGATCCGTGTATGTCTCGACACGCTTATCGAGTCGGAACAACAAGCCGGTTGATCTTTCATGTAAGATGACTGCCAGTAGAAGAACTATGCCCGCACCCGGACGAGCTTTCGGGTTTGTGGGCATTTTTCATGCTCACATCCGGGAAGGGACCCGAGCTTAGATGGCAGGAACCGCAGTCCTCACCCCTGACGGTATCGACACACTCGTCACCGCAGCCGAAGCAGCCTCACTATGCGGTGTCACCACCAGCACCATCTATGTGTGGGTCAATCGTGGCACCCTCACACCGTCCGGGAAGAACCGACTCGGGCACAACGTTTACCGCGTCCTTGACGTCGCCAAAGCTGAACACGCCACCCGCGCAAAGGCACGACGACACCGGTGAGCACCTTCCCCGCACCCCGCACGCTCACCGAACGCATCCAAGGCGCGCACCTCAACCTGAAACTCGCACGGCAGGCAGGCAACCCGGACATCATCGCCGCCGCTGAACGCATACTCAACCAGTTGGTTGACCGTTTACCCCGCTCCACCAGCCAGGAGAAGTAGTACCTCATGCCGGACAGCGACCCGATCGATTTCACCGCAGCTGGCGAAGCCGTCGCTGAGATCTTCATGGATGGCATCCGCGCGATCATCGCGCAGGAACTCGACGCACGTGGCGTCAAAGGCCCGTCCACTGTCGTCAATAACGTGGTTCCGTACTCGCTGCCTGATTCGCAGGACGCGCAGTACATGGAAGCCACGTATGAGGCGGACGTCTGATGCCGCTCAAACACCTCCGCATTTGCGACACCTGCGATCGTGTCCGTTTCGCACCCTGCGGCAAAGCATGCCGAGTCCCCAACGATATCGATCCTGACTCGTGGCGAATCAATCTGCAGGACGGTGCAGGAACGATCGGTGGCGAAGGGTGTGCCGACAGAATCAGCGACGGCCTCGCAGGCGAATATCCCAAATGAGCAGCCTCGCAGACCTCACGGACTTCCTTAACCGCACGCTGAACAACCTGGTTCACCCCGGCGACGAAAACACCAAACCCTTCCCGATCCTCCTGCCGGGACTACGACCTATCAGTGTCCCCCCGGAACTCGCCGGCCAGTTCGCTGAAGAAGCAGGTCTACCGCACCTCGATACCCCGAAACTGGTCGCGGAAGCACTCGCCGCGGCGATCACGCAAAACTATGTGATCCTCACACGCGAAGAAGCAGAACAGCTGCGCCAGAAAGCGGCCGACGCACCGACCGGGCACCGCGTCATCAACATCCGAACCACACCCACAGCACCGCCCGTGCTGTCGATCACCATCGACAAAACAAGCAACGACGTCATCGTTCCCAAACAAGCCTTGCGGAAAGCGACCGAATAGTGATCCACATCGAAGTTGACGGGAAAGTGCTCATGCACGCCGATCCCGGCCAGTGGACCACCACGCCACCTGATGTTCAAGCGGTTCAGAAAGCTGGACCCAACGAGCCTTGGATGCTGCCGATCATGACCGCACTCGCGAAGACGGCCACCCTCGCGATGGCCGGGGCGAAACACGAGGACACCACAATCCGCGTGACCACACGCAAGAACGGCTGGACGATGGACTGCACCAATGGATGAGGCAGCCCACGCCCGCCAGGAGCTGCGCAGATTCAACGCCGCCCAGCCGCACCGAAACCGGCACCGCGAACGCAAAACCGGACGAACCACAGACCGCAACATCTGCTACTGCGGCGACGCCGACTGCCCAGACTGCGGCGAATGGTACGAGTGAAACAGGGGGAGCCGCGCATGGGATCATCGGCCCGCGAGCGGCGATTCCACCCCGCATACGGGGCTGAATCATGCGGCGGGCCAACATGCGAGGAGTTGGGACACACACCCTGCGATAGGGCGGTGACGATGGAGGAAGCCTTCGCTCGCGACATACACGCGGGGTTTCTGCCCAAATCTATGGTTTGCCATTGCGGCGCACCCGGTGCGCGATACGCGGGCAAGAGGCGCGCGGTGTGCCCGCCGTGCGCCTACGGCGTGCATAAAACCTGTTATTGCAGCGAGACGCTCGAGGGTTAAGCCGACATGACCGATGTCGTGATCAACGGAACCCGATACGTTCCCGAAACCACCAACGGAACTCCAATCGGAATCGGAGTCACCACCCGAAACCGGAACACCATCGCCGACGAGACAATCGCCCACATTCGCCGCCGCACACCCAACGCCAAACTCGTCATCGTCGACGACGCCAGCGACGAACCATACCCAGCAGCGACCTACCGATTCACTCAACGCGCAGGCATTGCCCGAGCCAAAAACAAATGCCTCGAACTCCTCAACGGCTGCGAACACATCTTCCTGTTCGACGACGACTGCTACCCGATCGCCGACAACTGGTTTCAGCCCTACATCGACTCACCCGAGCCGCACCTGATGTACCAGTTCATCGACCTCGCCGGCGGACGGAAACTCAACGACGTCACGAAGGTCTACGACGACGGCCGCCACTTCGCCCTGTCCGGGGCGCGTGGCTGCATGATCTACGCGCACCGCAGCGTCATCGAACGCGTCGGCGGACTCGACCCTGAATTCGGCGGTTGGGGATGGGAACACCCGTCGTGGTCCGATCGCATCTACAACGCCGGTCTCACCTCGTTCCGCTACGGCGACGTCTGCGGATCCAACAAGCTCATCCACTCCATGGACGAGCACCTGGAAGTAAAGCGTTCCGTCCCGACCGAGGAACGCAAAGCCGTCGCCGCCCGCAATGCCGAGTTGTACTGGCAGCACCACTACACCAGCAGCCACCACATCCCCGTAGTGGCACCTGAACGCCGCGTCGTGCTCACTTGCCTGCTGTCCAACAAACCCGACCCGCAGCGCAACACCCGCATGCGGCCCGACGTCAAACTGCTCGAAACGCTGATCACCTCCATCACTGGAGGTGAAACCGTTGTGCTGTGCGACAACCCACTCACCCACCCACAGGCGTCATTCGAGCGAGTCACCAGCCCAGTCGATAACCCATACTTCGCGCGCTGGTACCTGTACTACCAATGGCTCCGCGCCAACCCCGACGTCAAATGGGTGTGGTGCGTAGACGGCACCGACGTCGAAATGCTCACCCCTCCGTGGGAACACATGCAACCCGGGAAGCTGTACACCGGGCACGAACCCGCCGTTGTGGGGATCGACTGGATGCGCAACAACCACAAAGCCACACACCTGCAACAGTTCATCGACACCCACGCCGACCGCACCCTACTGAACGCGGGGATCGTGGGCGGCGACCGGGAAACCGTCATGGCATTCGCACACGACATGGCCGCCGACCACGAAGACCAACTTCGGCGCGTCTGGCACAAAGACGACGCCCCGGGAACAATCATCGGCGACATGGCGACACTCAACTACGTTGCCTATACCAAACACGCCGACCAACTCATCCACGGACCCCAAGTGGTGACGGTCTTCAAGGCCAACGAACGCAACGACTGGTCATGGTGGAGGCACAAGTAACAATGGTCGAAAGGCCCATGGTCACGATCCACCGACGCACCGTGCACAAGCAGTTCACCAAGCAGATCGCATGGGAGAAAGAACTACAGGCATACCGCACGATGCCATGGGCCACGCCCAAACTCATCGACTTCGGCCCCATGTGGATCGAAGTCGAACGCTGCACCCCGATCCTCAACATCCACCCCAACTGGTCCCGGCGCTACGCCGAGCCGCTGTGGGATCTGCTCGCCGCCATCCACGCCGCCGGCTGGTGGCACTGCGACCCCTGCCTGATCAACGTCGTCGTACACCCCGACCGCGGCGTGCTGCTCATCGATTTCGAGAACCTCACACTCGCGACCGGAAACCGCTCCTATGACCTCTACGGCGCACGCGCCGCCGGAGTCGAACCCGCCTGGCCCGGACTCGGCCCAGACGGCGTGCACTGGAACGGACCATGGCCGTCGTGCCCCGGACCCTACTGGGACGAATAACAATGGAGCGGAGCATGAAACCCGGCGACAACGTATGGGTCGACTTCAACGGACTCGAACACGAAGGCACCGTCGAGAAAATCCAATCCAGCGGCTGGGTCAGATGCTCCATCGCCATCGACCCCGAATACGACTACGGCAGCATCACACCACGACTCACACCACACACCACGGTCGCCGTGAAAACCACACGCATAAGGCCACGATGACCCACACCATCGGCATCGTGGCCCACACCAAACGCGCCGAACAAGCACACCGGCTCATGGAAACCGTGGGCGCCGCATACATGAGCATCGACAACGGCGCACTCGGATGCGAAGCCAACCACCGCAAAGTGTGGCAACACCTCACCCGCCACAACACAGACTGGCTCGTAGTCCTCGAAGACGACGCCATACCGTGCAACAACTTCCGCGACCAGCTCGACGCAGCGCTAGCAGTGGCACCCAGCCCAGTGGTCAGCCTCTACCTCGGGCGAGAACGACCCCGCGAATACCAACAACGCATCGCCAAAGCCGCTGACACCACAGCACACTGGCTCACCTGCAGACGACTACTCCACGCAGTCGGAATCGCCATACACGCCGCCCTCGTGCCGAACATGCTCAACAACCTGCCCAACGGCAAACCCATCGACGAAGCAATCAGCGCATGGGCACGCCACCAAAGCCACACCATCGCCTACACATGGCCCAGCCTCATCGATCACGCAGACGAGACGCCAATGATCGACACCAGAAACGACAACCAACCACGAACACCAGGCCGCGTCGCATGGCAACACGGCGGACGCGACACCTGGACCACCGACACCCAACCGATCTGATGCCACGCGCGCCAAAGGTCTGCCGACACGCAGGCTGCACCACACTCACCACAACCGGCACATGCCCCCAACACACCACACACCGCTGGGGCAACCACCAAGGACGCAAAGTCCCACACTGGTTGCAGCGAGCCACCTTCCGGCGCGACAATTGGACCTGCCAAAGCTGCGGACACACCGCGACTCCCGGCAGTGGACAACTCCACGCCGACCACATCCAACCCCGATCACGCGGCGGCACAGACACACTCGACAACATGCGCACCCTATGCAAGGCATGCCACGCGCCGAAGTCCCGCGCCGAGGCCCGCGGATCGAACACCTGATCGAAAACCGGTCGAAAGTTAGCTGGAGGCGCGAAACGTGCCCTGACCTGCGCAAACGCCCACATGCCCGCAAGCCTCTGACCTGCGGAAACACCCCCCCAGCAACCCCCTCCCCGGGGGTCTGCGCGGCCCCGGAAGGCGC